TCTTTATATGAAATCCATTTTTTATTTTTTGCATCCACTGTTGTATTTGTAGTAATCCAACATTTATCCCATTGATAAAATAAAGATTTACATGGAGCATACACATTTAAATTTGGAATTACTTCTTTTGCGTAACCAACATCTAATGGTATTTTTCTATTAATTGTACTATTAGAATTATTAATAAATGTTTCAATTGCTTTTTGATTTAAAAATATCATTGCGTGCGTTCCGAGGCAATGTTTTAGTTTAATCCAATTATCATTATAAAATTCACAATAAAAATCAACACCTAAATCTTTCCATGAACCTGCAGTAGAAATACCCATGTAAATTACATCAGCATCATCTGGAACACTTATTTTTCCTTCTGTCACATACTCACTATACCAAATTGTTGGTTTTGCATCATCTTCTAAAATAAATAGAGGTAAATTATTTTTATATTGAATCATCAAATCATGATGACTTTGACTACAACCATGATTAAAATCTCTTTTTTTCGGTAATAATCTAGCAGAAAATCTCTCTATATTAGAATAGTTTAAGTTTGATATATTTTCTTCAAACTTATTTTTTCTGTTGGTATCTCTATCTAAATTAATGTATACCTTTTTAATACTACAAAGATCAATAATCATTTAACTTTCCCCTTTAGTCTACGACTAGCTTGTGTATGCTCTATTACTATTTCGTTTTCTGGTTCGAACCATTTACAGTCAAATACTTTGCAATAACCTTGTGGAAGATTAAAAGTTTTCAATCCTTTATTGTCAAATTCTTCCCATACTTTCTGTAAACTTTGTTGTTCCCATACAGTTGGATTTGCTTCACTTTGCTTTTTCCATGCATGAATCAAATCTATTGCTATTTGAGTATTATTAAAGAATAATGTTCCACCAGCAAGTGCTTCATTTCCTCTGGACCAGGGTTTTAAGTGTGTATTTCTGGGTTGATTCCATACATTTGGAATCCAGTAACAAGCAAAATCATATTTCTCTAGTTCTTCAAATAGTTTTGGTTTTGCTTTAAATCTTGCATCTGCATCGGTCCATAGAATACCCATTTTGTATTCGTGAATTGAATTTAATATTACTTCTGCTTTCATTGTGCAATTATGAACCCATGATTTTTTGCTAGGCATTTCATATGATTTAAAAGATGTATCAAGAAATGCACTACAGGATTTTTTCCATTCTGAAGCTTCTTGAGTGTACTCTGGTGTATAAAAAGTTACTACGGTTATCATTCTTTCCTATTTACTTTCTGCATTACCGAAGCCAAATCATGCAACACAACTGCATTTCTGCTTCCATGTAACTTATCTATCTGGCAATATTCTCTTGGAAACCATTCAGTATCAGGTTGAACGTCTGCCCATGCTTGCTGTAGATTCCACTGATCCCAATTAGTTGGATGCTCTTGCCCAAGTTCAATCCATCTTTCTACCATTCTGCGAATGCTTTCACATGGTTCAAAAAGAAGAGTTCCGCTATTGAACCAGATATTTCCAAGATTTTTAGGCCAATTTACTGGTAGTGAAATTGGTTCACGATCCACTTGTTTTCTTGTTGGTCCACCAGGTTCAGCACGAACCCCGAATGAAGCAGTAGTACTTTCAAGAAGATCTGGATATTTGCCAAATCTACCATCTGCGTCAACCCAAACTACTTTTTTATCATGCTTTGTTATGCAATCCATTATGAAAGTTGCCTTATAATTGCAATTTTTTACCCAGGAACCCCTATCTTCAACTTGTCGTATGTCATAAGGTAAATTGAAATTCTTGCAAGATTCAATCAGTCTTTCTGCCATTTTCTGATAAATGTTCTTTGGAGTAAAAAAAGACACTACTATTATTTCTGCCATGGCATATTCCTTTTGGATCTTTCAAGACGCATTTGCCGTATTGTTCTTCTATCGTGAATAACTTTCTCTTCTTTTTTTTCAATTATTTGTTTTGACTGACTACCTAATATTTTTTCTCTGTATTCCTGTCTTTTTTTCTTTTCTTGAATTATTCTTTTTCTTAAAGAATTTCTTTTTTGCTCATCTATTGATGGTTCTTTAATTTTTACTATATTTTGTTTTTCTACACTATCTCTTGGTTGTATTCTTACATTATTTTGTCTTTTTATTTCTCTTTTTATTCTTGGTATATTTGTTACATTTGATACAACATTTACCTTCATGGAACTTTGTATGCATTCATAATCATAAATATTTAGATCATAATCTTGAAGTTCAAATGTCTCTTGATTAAAGGCAGGAACAAATGATTCAAATACTGGTCCACATTTCCAAGAATACCACTCAAATCCACGTTTTAGAGCATATGGATACCATTCTTTTAATGTAGACTCTGCTTGATTTAAACTTTTTAAATAATTTGATGACTTTTTCTTATCATTATTATTCATTTCATATGCATATTTTTCATCTGGACTTTTTGCAGAAAGATCATTTCCTGCAAATATTAAAGTCTTGATTCCAAGATAATGAAGAACTTGTATTGCAAATGTTATTGATTTATGTGGTCCACGAATAAAGTCACTATTTTGAGTAAACAAATCTGTTTCAAGATAATTTGTCTTGTTTGATGTTCTATAATTGCAAACCACTATATTTGTATTTGAATTTCTTTCATTCTTATTTGATGGTATAAATTTTAGTATTTTAGAATTTTCGTTTGCTCTTTTGCCTTCTTCTCCATGCATATCATTCAATCTATCAGCATAAATCCATATATGTGGATTTGGAATATAACGAATTGCTGTGCTTATTGCAACCACAGGAAGTCCAAGACTGAATACATCTACGTTTCTAATAGATGGACCTGAACAGGCAACAACTGCTTTATCTATTGGGTAACATTTCTCGTTCATATTTTTTTATTGATTCATATAAATTTTTGACATGATCAATCGGATTCTCTTGGAATACATTCACACTTCCATCTTCGCATGACATCAATATTGCAACATTATTTATTTGAACACCAGTTCTCTCTTTACACATTATTGCATATGCCGTTGCTTGCATGAAATATTCCTTGATGTCAGAGTAATGCTTTTCTCTTGCTGCAGTTTTGAAATCTATTACAGAAAGAACACCATTGTATTCTGCTATGCAATCTACTCTTCCTGCAAGACGAAGAGTAGATGACCACAAAGGCATTTCTTGACATCTTATGTTGTTTATCTTATTAATTTCTGGAAGAATTTGTTGATATAACATTGATTCGTAGTATGAATATTTTTTTACATCTACTTCAGTATTATTCAAATAATCCTCTATCATTTTATGAAAATTTGTTCCTCGCTTGACTGCTCTTTCTGCTCTTTCTGGATTATTCTTTCTCCATTCTGCAAAGAACTGTCTTTTTTCATAACCTGTTACAGAAGTTACAGAAGGATATAATTCCCCGGTAGGAATTTTATAAAAACGATTTCCGTTTGTTTCTTCTGTTATAAGATCTGGTTGCTTATCGAAAGGTACATGTATAAATGAATGCAAATTTCACTCCTTACGTTTACAGTATGTATCTGTAAAAATAAAGATGGATTCGGATTTCTCCGAATCCATCCACTATAACGGTCAGAAGGTAGCGAAATTACTTGCCCGCATGAATGGCGTAATCGACGCCTCTCGGTAAGTGAATGTCTGACCACATATATTTATATAATTTATTATCTTGACCTACAAGAAATTCTTGCAGCCCTACGAAGATTTTCCTTATCTTCTGCGGGAATAATGACGATTTCTGGGGCTGTTTTATGATACCAGTCCATAAAGCCCTTATAGGGCTTCACAGTTGAACATTTGACGCAAGTTGTGACGTTTGGAATGGCTTCAATACGACCTGCAGGAATGACAGTATTACACGACTCACAATGACGTTCAAAAACGCTCATAACTCTCCTTGATCATCTTACGCTGAATGACATAAAGACCATCAATTGCAGCCTTTCGTTCCTTGTGCGTTTTACGACCATAGCAACGTCTAGGTTGAGCAATTGCATGACGATAAGAGGCAGATCCCTGACGTTCTGCCTCTTGATCAATACTATCCCAAATTCTCTTAGCCATGACACTATTGTATCATATTGCTATGAGATGTCAAGTTTTGGATTGAGAAAGATCTTTTTTTATTTTTTGAATAAGATCAGTTCTTATCTTTTCATCTATTTTTTTGCCTTGCTTTTTCAATTCTGCAAGTTTGACAAAAAGATATTTTTTAATAAGTTCTTCTATATCTTTCATAAAATTGTATTTTCTACAATTATTCCCATTACAATATCGCTTATTTTGCAATTTGAAATTAAAGACTTCTTTGCAAGACTCATAAGAATTTGTTTTGAACTTTCAGAATTATCAAAATATAATGTTATACTGAAAGAATCGCTATCAACATCATATTCTTTTTGCTCTTCGTTTTCTTTTGGTTGTTGTTGAATGTTTTCAAGATTTTTCTTTATGTTTTCAATTACCGATTGCATGTATTCATGATCAAAATTTTCAGGCATTGTATTCTCCAATAAAAAAATAAAGAGGTGGTTTTAGCCACCTCTTTATTTATACTCGCTACCTTCTTGAGTATCAGCGAATTGCGTAACGGCTACCGTTTGCGCGGAATCCGTAACGACGACGACCTGGATGCACATCTCGCATACCATAGCAGGTCTTGCCGCTTGCAGTCGTCTCACGAACAATCTGCCAGTTTCCGTACTCCGTAACTACCTCACGAATATCACTCATGGTAGCACGAAGATTACGGACACCAAAGCGAGCCCGAGCCTGATCTGGAGTCAGGGTACGACCATTTGCTAGGTAGTTGATTACCTTGCGCATCTTGCTCATATTACGTGTCATTGTCATAACTAGTTACCTCAATGATGCTTCTCACTAAAAAGTTTTTGAAATTAAGCATCAAACATTTCAAAAACTTACGTTAGTAGCGCGAGTGGGATTCGAACCCACACATAAAAGCATTTTGAATACTCCGACTCTGCCGTTGGTCTACCGCGCTTACAATGGGAATGGTGGGAATCGAACCCACATGGTTTTTAAAACCGACAGATTTTAAGTCTGTTGCGTCTGCCTATTCCGCCACAGTCCCATATTTAACAAAGCGGATGATCGGATTCGAACCGATGGCGATCTGCTTGGAAGGCAGACATTCTACCACTGAATTACACCCGCAAGTACTCCCACTGGGAATCGAACCCAGAGTCTTCGCCTTGAAAGGGCGGTGATTTAGCCAGTTAATCTATGGGAGCAGGAAAACCCCATTACTTTGCCCGGGGTCCAGGCGGATCTCAGCTGATCCTAGCGTCTTGCAAGGGCTCTTGCCCTTCTCATTTTGCTTCCAACCTTACGACGGCGTTTGAATTTTCTGTGTGCGGTTTTACGAGACATTGCACTTTACCTTTCGACAATAATCATACATTGCGATACCCGATGCAGTTCCAACATTCAGACTTCTTACTGATCCATACTGCGTAATATACACGATATCATCGCACTTGTCAAGAACATTCTGCGGAATTCCTTTCTGCTCCTCACCAAAAATCATGAGAGTATGAGCATCATCTGACCAATCATAAGTCTCAACAGGAACAGAAGAAGAAATATTATCAAACCCAACAACACGAAGATTCGAATGATTATTCTTAAGATCCATGATATAATCTTCCAGATCATCAATAGTCTTTACATGTTGGAACCTAGTATATAGATGAGTCCCAACAGTGCCACGCCTATCGTAACGCTTGTTCCCGTAAATAACCACCTTTTCAGCAAGGAAAGCATTCGCATTTCGTATAACAGTAGCAATGTTAAAATCATTCCCAAGATTACAGCAAAGAACTGTAAAATTATTTCTTTTACTATCCAGATCTGCAATGATTGCATCATGATCCCAATAATGATAAAAGTCGATGATGTTACGTGTCTCTTCCATAATACGCGGTTCAGGTGCTGCCCCTGAATGAGCCGATTATAAGTCGGCCTGCGAAGCTGTCCGCCCACCGCGCAAGTGCGTTCATTATACCGTATCCTGCTCGTTTGTCAAGCCAGAAGTCTTGTAAAGAATACGACTTTTCTTGTTGTTGACATGACCAGATGGGCTCTTCATGAAGTAATTGCTCTTCTGACGATCTTCATCGTGACCAAGGCGATAATTTACAGATTCAATGCCAATAATATTCATCTCCATTTTTGCAAGGCGATTATCAAAGCAAAAACGAATAATAGAATCTGCAGCACGAAGTGCTTCCTCTTCTGTGCCATCAATTGGAATATCAATATGCAAACGATATGTCATTTTTCTTCCTTTGTAAACTTTAGATCATCAGAACCATAAGGCCATCTACTGTCTTTGTCAATCAAATTCCTGATTACCAATTCATCAAGAAATTCATCTATCATTAGAATAGATTCTTCGCTTATAGGCCACTCATTTTCAGGATAATTTTCATCCTTGCAATCTGGATCTTTCTTGCAATTTTTCATTTCACCAACTATAAGATCACCAATTTTTGCAATGTTACCAAGAATACCTAAAGTAGTTGCTGCCCGATAAAAGAGATATTTATCTGGTAGGTTTTCTGTAGTTTTTGCCATTTTACGCAACTCATAAATCATTTCAGAAATTTTCATGGCATTCTCCTTAAAACTTCATTTTTTGCATACCATCATTCGTACTATAGTAGATAGTATCAAATACTTCCTTACACCAACCAGTGCAAAGATTGCATGGACGAGCCATACGCATCTCACCAAACTGATTGAAACGGAAATTCATGAGAATAAGATTTTCATCCCTGAGATGCTTTGGAACCTTTCTAAATGCATCTAGTTCCGAATGCATTTCATCAAAAGGATAGCCGATTTCCTTGGCAATAGGATGCGTCTTAAAATAATTTCTTCCAATAGAAATAATTCGCTTTCCATGAACAATAATAGATACATGCTTCTTCTGCCTTGGAATTTCAAGACAAAGAGGATAAGCGAGATTAGCAAAATTAGAAATCTGATTGTCAGTCATAACGCTCCTACCTGGATTCGAACCAGGAAGAACCGCTTAGAAGGCGGTGGGTTTATCCGATTAGCCTATAGGAGCATGGACGTATTATATCAAGTTGTATCTGGTTGTCAATCAAGAATACAGAGATTCTATGAACTTTAGCCAACTATTTCTGGCGACAGACCAATCATATTTTTTAGATTCTTCAAGTGCAAGAGAACACATGTTTTGATATTTTTCTGGATTTAATTTTAAATCATTTATTACATCTACTGCTTTATCTATGAATAAATTTTCCTCAAATGGAAGAATTATTCCTGCACCACATTCTGCCATACTTGGAAAAATACCAGTGTGTGTTCCTAATATGGGAATTCCTGAAGCAATTGATTCTATCGCTACAGTAGGAAGACCTTCTGTTAATGAAGAAAACATCAGAAGGTCGAAACAGTACAATTCTTCGGAGCATAAAAAGTGAAGGTTTTTTTGTTGTATTAAAGGAAGACCTGTTATTTCTGCAACTTTTTCTACCAATCTTCCTCTTTTTATGTCAACAGATTCATTTGCATCAATATTCTTTTGTATTGCTCCAACATATCCTATGCTTCTTAATTCTTTTGATTGATTTTTACGATGAATATTTGTGAAACAACCAACCTCAAGAATATGAGGAATTCTATACACCCCATGTGCAATTGACATTGTTCTGACAATAGGAGATATTACACCATATGACTTAAATTTATTAAAATATTCTGCACCTAATTTTTTTTCAAAAATTATGTGCTTTATATCCATGTTTGAATGTGATATTGCACCCATTTTATTCAATGGTAATTTATAAGATGTATCAAGAACCATTGCTCCATGTGGAGTTGTAATTATGTAATCATATTTTTTGAGAAAATATTCAACATCTGTAGAGGAGTACCCTATTCTCCAATCAATTATATCACAATGAACATCTGGATATAATGTCTTTATCAGGTCATTGTGTATTCTTCCAAATGCCCAATTATTTTCAATGTAAAATAGTATTCTCTTCATAATTTAATCTATATCCAAAAACATGATCTCTTACATAATCTCTTGAGTCATCTTCTCTCAAGATTATTTTAAATCCATTTTTATCTAAAAATTCAATTACTTTGCTTTTTGTTCTGTATTTTTCGTCTTCTCCTCTATCCGCTCTAAAATCATGACAGCATATACAGATATTGTCAATAAACTTAATTGAATTTGTCATTCCTTTTATAATATCTATTTCTGAACCCTCAACATTCATTTTCAGATAATCAATTTTTGTTATGTTCATTTTTTCACAAAGATTATCTAGAGTATCTGCTTGAACCTTGATTCCAGTTTCTTCCTCAGAAATAGTATTGGAAATCCAATCTTGTTTATTTTCGATACAAACTTGTTTTGCTGAATCTGTTAATGCTAAATTAACTGGAATAATATTCGCAATATTATTGTTACTGCAAACTTCCCTAAGAGAAGAGAAGACTTGAGGATGTGCTTCTATTGCAATTACTTTACCAGATTCTGAAACTTTTTCAGAAAATGGAATAGAATCCTCACCCTTTCCTGCTCCAATGTCAATTACAGTATCACCTTCTTTTGGTGTGTAATTTACAAACCAATATTGTTCTGCATCTGAGAAGTATTGTTTATACTTTTTTTTTAATTCTACTGGATGATTTGGATATTTCTTCTCAAAAGCATTCAGCACTGAACTATCCTTGGTTGTATACCAACCTGGTCCTGTATATACATCCAATACATCTTGGAAATACTTTTCATACATCGGGGCAACCTTCTCAAGTGAGAAGTTTTCACCCCATTCTCTACAGTTTCTTGGGCTAATCTTGTCGATATTGTGAATTGCTTGCACAAAATCACCCATAGTTCTGCATCTATATCCAGTCAAACCATGTATGTTATTTTCTGCAAATGCACCCCAATCTGTTGTAATTGTTGGAGTTCCAGACAGAAGATTTTCAATTTGAACACCGCCAAATGGCTCAACATACATGCTAGGAAGAAAACTGGCTTTTGCTTTACTCATAAGGCGTTTACGCATAGGCACATCTGCATAACCGACATATTCGACATGTGGAGGAAGTTTATAACCTTCTTCCTTTTGTCCAGCAATTACCAATTTTACTCCTGCTATTTCAGTAGCCTGTATTGCTACTTCTACTCCCTTACCGCTGTAGACTCTTCCCAAGTAAAGGAAATAATCTTCTTTTTCTTCACAGAAATCAAACTCTTCCAAATCAAAATAATTTGGAATCACGACATCATACCAATCTTGTTTACACATTCCGACATTTTCCAGACCGCAGTATGCATGGTAAATTGCATATGATTCAAATATCTTCCATCTAGCCCAATGACCACCAGCATAACCGATTCCTGGTTCCACTACAATCATATCATTCTGATGAGCATCACAAATAGTTCTGACACCAGAACCCCAGAAAGGAAGGAGAAAATCATTCTTTTGTTTTCTTTTGAAAAGTTCAATTATAGCATTTCTGTAGAAAGTTTGATATGCATGATCTCCAGTATCAAATTTGAAGAATTTATTTCTCCAATCATGAGATCCATACGATATTTCAAAATCCTTATTTGTCAATACTGACACATGTTCATCACATACAACATCTGAATCTTCATGACCATAATGAATAACAGTATGTCCTCTAGCCTTCATCATTTTACAAAACTTTACAACTTTTTGTGTGTAAGCACAAGCATTGAAAGTTCTGCTAGAAACTGTATGGGGAAGACCTAAAACATGAAATCTCATAAGTTAAATGCTCCATAATAACTTTTACCATAACAACCAGATTCTGCTAATTGAACAACTGAACCTTTTTGACTAATCCATGAATTTAAAGTGGTTTCCTTAAGTTCATGTGGATGTCCTTCATGAGGAGGAATATCAATCCATTCAAAAATTCTTAATACTTTAGCAGATCTTTTGGCGTTATTAATAATTTTTTCTGGATCTATGGTGTGTTGAAGACAATTATAAATCCACACTTCATCCCAACTTTCTTCTTCAACATTTTCACCGACATCAACTTGAACCTTGATATTTTTTATACTATATCTATCGACAGTCCATTTTGGATATTGAATTGGATCTACAACTTTTCCTTCTTTTAAATTAAAACATTTTAAAAGAATTGATGTTGGACCTCCACCGATATCTAGAATTCTTTTATTGTGAACATTAAAAGAATAACCATGTCTTTCTAATCCCATGTATTTTGCATAAACATAGTGCTTTTGATCTTCATCAAAAGTGTTGCAGCAATCGCCCCAACAATTTATTTCAAATTGATAATCAATCATGATTTATTATCAATCTGCTAGTTTTAGTTGTGCTGTTGAGATAGATGAATCTGGGATAACAATACCATTTCCAAACATGCTGCTATAGTGATTTGCAAGTTCTGTTCTTGGTTCAACTACACAAACAACATGAGACGACTTGAGTGTAACTCCAGTAGTTTCAACATTTGTATAAGGAAGCCAAGGCATAAGACCAAGTTCTCCCTTACCAGTTGGAATAATAATTGTTGGTTTTGTAATTGTTACTGTAGTGTCTGTTTGTTCAGTAACTGTTGTGAGAAGTTGTTCACCTGTTGTTAGTACGACGAGTCGAATATTCATTTTGTTTTTTCACTTTCTTTTTAAAGATTTTATCATAATTCTCTGACCACTTCTTATAGTCTACTCTACGGTATGTATCACCTTTTCCTGCTGAATGTTTACGATTACTCATGATTTTATGCTGTAATATAAAATGTAGCGTTCTTGTATATGCGAATTTGATCTGATCTATAGTGTCTCACAATACCAGTATCACAATGGACTACACACCATATATCGTTTTCAAATGTACCACCATCTCTTACATAAAGAGCATATCCTTCTTTGTTTTCTTCAATAATTACAGGTATTGGATTTGAAAATTGCATCATTATATTTTCTCCGGATGTGATGAAAATAATACATCAGCATCATCCATATAATTTCGATTTTCATCCCAGATAGTTCTGCTGATGTAAGTCTTCATTTCATTAAACGAATCAAAAGTTTTCAATTCATCTTTATGATATAGTTTGAATACACCAATTTTTTGAAGTACATCACATTTATTGATAATAATACAAGTTGCACCAGAAAGATTAATAGATTTCATCAACATATCAAGATTTAGCCAATTTGCAAATCTTGCACGACCGGTTGTAGTACCATATTCTCCACCTTCCTGGACTATACGATTCAAAGTTTCATCATTGCGAAGACTTTCTGGGAATAGAGGATCAACTCCGCTCTTAGTATCATAAATCTTGGCTACACCAATAATAGATGCAATATTTAGTGGAGAAAATCCAAGAGAACATGCTGCATATGGAAGAGTGTTACTGCTTGTTACATATGGATAATTTCCCCAATCGACATCAAGCCATACACTCTGTGCACCTTCACAAAGAACATTTCCCGATAGTTTCTCATCCCAAATGTACTGAGATTCAAGTTTATCTTTTGCTAAAATTCCTTTGCGTAACATCTTATCTGCATAACATGGAGCAATACCCTGTGAGGTAGTTCCTAGATTTTTAGATAAATGATTTACATCATATACAATATGTTCATTTGTGATTACATGTGTTCTTGGGGAGACTTTTACAAGAGAAGTATCAAATCCTTCTTGTTTGAGATATTCAAGTTCTCCATAAAATTTATCAATATTAATAACACATCCAGGTCCAATGATAGATGGAACACCAGCAAAGACTCCACTAGGAATCATGTGTGTTTTATACTTTTTACCATTGAGATAAACGGTGTGTCCAGCATTCGGACCACCATTCCAACGGCAAACGAAATCATATTCATTCGCTATACCACCAGAAACTTTTCCTTTTCCTTCATCTCCCCAACACAAACCACAAATAATATCAACAGATTCAACCATTGTATAATCCTTTATATTGTAATTTTGTTCCACAAATTTTTCCAGTTTGTGCATTCTGCATCTATCTCTGGCGGTTGTATATAGGCAAGATGATACGCTAAAGATGGAATAGGATTGAATGCAATAATAGTTTCATTTTCCTTGACATTCAATCCTTTATACTTTAAATTTATAGTATTATCTTCACAAACATTTGGATATTCTAAAGCCATTCTTTCATACATTTCAAAATTATTTCTCAAAATAATAGAATGTGTGAAAAAACTTAAAGTTGTATACTTGACATGTCTCCAATATCTTTTGTTGACGTTAAATAAAACTGTTGGTTCTTCTCTATTGTTAATATAACGGTAAGGGCAATCAAAAGGAAAAATCAATACATTATCCTTAAATCTTTCTGTGAAATAATGATATGCATTATACATTTCATCAATAGCATTTTTTTCATGAAGATAATCATCTTCAATCACATAAATTAATTCATCTTTTTGAATTGCTAACTTAAATTGTTCGTGGGAAGAATGATTGAATCCTCTTTGTTTAAGATTTATAAATTTACATTTTACATTGAGTGATTTCAAACATTTTTTCATTTCTTTTATAAAAGAAACATCAGAATGATCATCTAAAATGGTAAATGATATATCATGACAACTATTATTGATTGTAGTTATCAACGAATTTAAACATTTAAGAATCATGATAGATCTATCACTACCACAAATTCTATTTGATTTATTGATGTTATTGTCTAATAGAGAATTAAGACAAGTTCTCAATATTACATGAATCTTTCCCATAAAGCCACCTAAAGGATTTGAACCTTCAACCTATCGCTTACAAAGCGATGGCTCTGCCGTTGAGCTAAGGTGGCACTCTTTCGGCTGGGTTCGAACCAGCGACATTGGAGTTAACAGCTCCACGCTCTACCAACTGAGCTACGAAAGAATTCCCTCGCATAGATTCGAACTATGAATAAGAGGTTCAAAGCCTCCTGTGTTACCGTTACACCACAAGGGAAAAATGCCTCCTGTAGGGATCGAACCTACGACCAGCTGATTAAAAGTCGGCTGCTCTACCAACTGAGCTAAGGAGGCAAAAATACGGTTTATGTTTTAGATTTGAGAGAACCGTAAACTTCAAATCTAGGATTCCTTACTTATAATATAAACTAAAATAATTTAAATATAATGAATCATGATAAACCTCATCAACTGAACATGCGTATTATATAGCACTACTTGCTGTTGTCAAGTACCAATCGTATAAGGTTCAAAAGTTTCATTTAACTGACGGTTTACACGAATAAACGTAGTACAACGGGGAAGATCTCTAAGTCTCTCTGCACCTGTGTAGGTGCAAGCAGAAGAAATACCACCCAAGATGTGCTTGATAGTCTTTTCAATTGGACCGCTATATGGGACGTAAATTACTCGTCCTTCAGATGAACGATAATCTGCGACACCACCAGCATATTTGTTCATTGCTTCTGAAGAAGACATTCCATAAAACTTCTTGCTTTTGATATTACCAGCATCGTCATATTGAATTTCTCCGCCTGCTTCGTCAGAGCCAGCGAACATTCCACCAATCATTACAAAATCTGTTCCAGCACCATATGCCTTTGCAACATCTCCGGGTGAAGTACATCCACCATCAGAAAGAACATATGCATCCATACCATGCGCAGCATCGGCACATTCTAGAATGGTTGAGAGTTGTGGATAACCAACTCCCGCTACCTTACGTGTCATACAGGCTGAACCTGGTCCGATTCCAATCTTTACAATATTTGCACCTGCAATGATAAGAGCCTCAGTCATTTCTCTAGTAACAACATTACCAGCAATTATAATCTTATTTTTAAAGATCTTTCTGACTGTTGAGACATAATCAACAAACTTTTCCGTATAACCGTTTGCTACATCAATGCAGATGAAATTTACATTTTGACAATGATCCAGAATCTTGGTAGCCTTTTCGATTTCATTATAAGTTGATTCTGAAGAGGATCCCATACCCATGGTATATACAAGATTTCCAGAGCAATTTGTTTGCATTAGAAGATGATTGTAATTTTGTACCCACTCATCATAAGAATAATACTTGTGAATCGCTGTCAACAATCCATATTTACAAGCCTTTTCTGCAACTGTAAACGTTCCAGTAGTATCCATATTTGATACTACAATTGGAACACCAGTCCATTTTAGATCTGGATTCTTGAAACTAAAAGTTCGTTCAAGTTCGACCTCTCTACGAGAACTCAAATCACTTCTCTTTGGACGAATAAGAACATCACAAAAATCAAGTTTCACACCATCTTCAATTCTCATAATATAAATCCTTTTTCAATTATTTCTTTTCGTTTATCCAATCATATCTAGCATCTACTAACGAACCTAGTCTCTTCATTATTTTTGCAAGATCTTGTGAATTGATTTTGTCTAGAAGGTATTGTTCATAACCAATTACTGCTTCTTCGGCAGCACCAATCAATTCCTGAATGTAAGCAAAAGAATCTGGTTGTTTTGATTTCATTTTACACTCCTATTCTGACAAGTCAATTAAGTCTTTGTTGTTTTGTATGGATACTTGATTTTCTATAATCTTATTGAAAAAATCTCTTAATTTTACTATCTCATCTATGCGAAAATCATTATCCATATTATTTAGACAAAACAATTCTCCATGGGTGGAGTGTGTTACAACAATACAATTAGGATTATCCTCAGTGAGGTCATATAGTTTACACTCATACCTTGCATTCATATTAATCCAATTCATATTTTCCGGAAGTTTCCATGTGATGGAGATTCATGATTAAACGAACAGAATCGGACATATCAACCACATCGTCATAATCTCCTATGAAGACATAGGCATAGCCAATAAGTTCTTTTGGATTTTTTGAACTTGCGAGTGGTCTTGCTTCAGTTTTATCTATTTGGCAAAATAAAGAGTATATTCCATTACCAACATAATCTATCCATAGATCACTCTTTGGTTCCCGATTCTGATTGTTGCTTGACTTCCTTGATTTCATTTTCTGTTTCTTTCTTTTGTCTTATTTTCCAGTAATTCTTACCATAGTTTACAAAAATTTCAGAATCTTTTGGTATTAAAGTTTTTGCTTTTACTGTCATAATTTCGTTTTTATAATCAAGGTTTACAATCGTATTTTGATTATCGGAATGATTATAGATTGAACCATATCCAAGAGCCATATACTGATGGGGACCATGAATTTGGCAGTCTTTGCACATGCAATTATTATTGGTCCAAACATAATCTTTAATTACTGGATCTCCATTGTACTTTGCCCTCCAGCCCAATCTGAGAAGACGAACTTCTTCAATTAACTCTCCCTCTTGGATATCTTCATTGGCAAAAACACCATAATTATGTACCGGAGACTTTTTTACTTGAATTTTATTTGATGGACCTTTGATCAAATCTAGAATAGGAGGAGCAGAGGGTGTTTCTGTTTTTTGATCAGGTTTAGAAAGAACAGCAACTCCTGGTTCTGGTACTTCTACTTTATATTCCTTCAGTTTTGGATTTGCTTCAATAAATTTCTCAAAATCACTCAACTTTTCATTATCTAGATTCATATTTTATTCCCTTATCACTTTTTTTTCTTTTTGGGTGGAGTATTTTCTTCCTCACTATCTATGTCCTCTTCTTGAGGTTGTTCTTCATTTTCTTGAGGAACTTCTTCTTGAGAAACTTCTTCTCCTTCAACTGGTTGTTCCATTTGTTGTTCTGCATCATCCATATCACCTGTTTGATTTTGCATTTCTGCTTGTTGCATCATCATTTGCTGTTGCATCATCATTTGTTGCATTTCCATTTGTTGAATATATTCAGCAACCATATTGATTTTTGCCATTGTATCTTGCAATGGTGTTGTTTGTATAATCTTGAACAATTTATCTTTTAAATTTACTGGTAATTGATATGAAGACAAAGATCCCATAGTGAGTTGCGCTGGAGCAACACCGAAGGAAGGAGCACCTGCAATATTTGTGTTCATGTCTTGACCAGGAACAGAGGGTCCAATATCTTCACTCAAAACATGTTTAAGTTGCTCTTGAATGCGTGTCTTTTTTCTTGATTTCAAAACACTATTGAAAATTTCATGTATTTGGCTGCTCTTGCTGTTCATTTGGGAATCCTTTTTGATTGTAGTAATTTTCCATATATTCGGGTGCAAACGTCAATACTATTTGTTCAAAATCCATATTTTTATCTGGATTATTTATTTGTGCTTCGACTTCAATGTTAGGATGAGTGAAGGTTACAACGGCATCTGGTGAATCATCTGGGGGAAGAATTACACCATACCCCAAATCAAAATATGTTGGTCTTTCTTCTGCGGCTCTTCTATTGTCTTCTGCTCTCCAACGAAGACTACGAGAATGCCCATTATCTCCCATATATTTTTCTATTGTAGCAGCATATCTGTCTTGAAATTCAGGATCGAAGTCTGCTCTCATTGCTGATTGAAAATTTACCATTCTATCTTGTGGTTCAAGATATTTGATAAAATCTGGATAGTGTCTCATTACTTTTTTTGTATGATCTATCCATGCCTTATGTCTTGTTGTTTCGCCATAAAGATCATCTGGTGTAGCACCAATTGAATTTGCAAATTCTACGTTTGACATGGCGAAACCATTTAGATCATTGTGAACTTTAGACATGTCAACATCATATGCTCCTGCGTCGTTTGATTTTGCATATCCTTTATTTGCCATCCACTCTAGATGCTTTTGTCTAGCCTCTTGATCTTGTGCATTAGAATGACGACTTAACATAAGATATTTTGCCAACATTGGAGGTAAATATGTCATGATTTTGCCTTTCTTGGATTGACTGTAAGTAGAGTGTCTTGGTGTTGAAATTCTTGTCCCCAAATACTTTCCGGAGTATTTTTATCAGGATTATATTGTATTTCTTCTCCGCCTTGTCTTAAAGACACTCTACCATGAGATCTTGCAACTCTATTCCAATATTTTATTGCTCCTTCAGTTTGCTTGTAGTCTGAAACCACAGGCATTTGATAATGATCTGCAACATGATGAAGTATTCCACTGTGTAATTTATTTTTCATCTGTGGATTTCTTAACATACTGGAAATTTGAAGATGATCTTTACGATGATTCATTTTCAAATAACCATGCGGTTCTCCAGAATCGTCATGTACAACAAAATGAACTATTCCTTTTGGTCCAGATGCTGCTGTAACTTTATATCCTTCTAACTTTGGCAAAGATTCAGAACCAAATTCTGCTGCATCTTGATTTACATCATTAATAACCTTATCCCACACATTTTTTCTTTCATTTTCATTTTCTGTAGTTGGTTTGGATGGTATATTTGATACTGTAGGCATTTCACATATAAATTTCAAAAAAGATTTCATATTAGTTTTCTTTATCTAATTTATCATAATATTCTTTATTTCTTCTTTCCATCTCTCTGTAGTCAGCAGGATGGGAGAGGTATCTATCAGTAGGTTTACCAGTCATACGACCCAATATTCTATTAATTTTTTCTACATCTTTTTTAGAAGTATTTGAATCTTTTCTTTTGCGAATAAGTTGCATTACCCTCTTAGATCTACTAACTCTTCTCTCTCCAGTTAGTTCTTCAGGATTTTGTAAATATTCTAATAATTGTTTAAATGATGACATATTTTCCTCTTCACATATTTATAAATATTGTTAGACTGCCCATATGGGGGTCTGAATATATTTTGTCTAGCTTATTATAAAGGAGGCAAACATGACAAATACAAAAAATCTATCCATTTCTAATTCACAAATTAATCGCTATTCAAGCGATGATATTATCGACATTTTTAACCGAAGTATTGGTTGGAACAGTCTTTTTGACCGATACAAACACCCTTCATATTCTTCAACATATCCACCAACAGATGTGACTCAATTGAATGAAACTGAGACTGTAATTGAAATGGCAGTTGCTGGTTATAAAGAAGAAGATTTGAAAGTTGAGTATTTTAAAAATACTTTGACTGTAACCGGTTCAAAAGTCAGTCCAAACACTGTTCATTCAAAAATTGTCGGAGAGATCGCAAGAAGGTCTTTCGTAAGATCTTTTGCAATTGCTGATGATTGTGAGATCAGAGATGTAACTCTGAGTGATGGCATTCTTTCAATATTGGTTGTTCAAAACATACCGGAAGAGAAGAAGCCAAAAATACTTACAATCACCAGAAAGTAAGAAAAAACCCCGGATCTCTCCGGGGTTTTTGTTTTATTCAGTTTCGTTGTGTGAAACAAGCACCTGATTTATGTTTGAATACAACTTGTTTTTGGTATTTTCTGTCAATTTCACTTCATATAGATTTTCAACTATAATATGTGTGGCTTGAGATAGAGTATCTACATAATCTTCTCTCATGCCTCTTCTTGTTCCCGTTGGTCTTACATAACCGCTGGCAGTTTCCCAGTCGGTATCATACTCTCCTTGATCTCCACGGGTGGTTGTTGTTTTTCCTGATGTTCTTTGTCTTGGACCACTACCTTCGCCATCTCTTCCTAACATTGCTGCAGCACCTGCAGCACCAGTAGCAAGAATACCAAGAGTACCAAGAGCACTTTTTCCTGTTGCTTTTGCAAGATCCATACCGCCCTTATAACCTGCTTGTTTAACTGTGCTTCCTAAAAATCCTTGTTTTCCTCCACCTGGTTTGCTAAATTGAGGAGTCATTTTTTTACCTGCGATTTCAGCTTTTTGACCAAGTTTTACTAAAAATCCTTTTTTTGGCATTTGTGGTGCAATATCATCAACAAAAGGAATGTCTCCTTTTCTGCCACCTGTTTCCCATGCTTTTAATGCTTTATCTTGTGCAGTTTTTGTTGCTTCTTTTGCTTTTGTTATTGCTTCTGCTCTTTTTGTTTTATATCCTGTTTGTGCTGCTTTTCCTCCTGCTTTGATTCCTGACCCGATAAGTCTTTTTCCTGCAGTCCAGCCCAATTTTATTAATGGAAAAAGTTCATTCAATTGAACTTGCTCATCAATATAATCAATTTCTTCTTCTGTGAGTTCAATACCGAAAGTATTCTCGATAGATTCTACTATAATTGCGAGATTTGTGAAATGCTCATTGAGTTGTTCTTCTGTGAGAACAATTTCATTTGTATTTTGTGTATTTGTAATATTATTACGGTAAGATTCGTTTAATTCTTTTACCCAATCGTTATTATGCATTTTTTTCTCCAGAAGTTATACTTCATTATTTATAAAAAAAGACACTCTTAAAGTGTCTTTAATAAGTATAGAATTAACCTTGAATGCTAACACAGTTATCTATAAGATTCCAGAAGTTAACAAATTATTTTGGTACGTTAATTGTTCTACCAGTTAGTAGTGGAGGAGATTTAGATTTAATATAAGAAGGCTTTGGTTGTCTTCTAAGTTTTGATGCTTTTCTTTTGGCAGATTCACTTCCACCTAATGTTGGTTCTCCAAGTCTTCGGAGCATTCTTACTGCCTGTCCATGCTCTTCAGCAGAACGAGTTGGATCTCTAAGAACTTTATGTAATGCCTCTTCTCTATCAGAACGAGTCAATGCTGCAGTATCTGCTTCCTCTTGAGAACGTCCCTTACTCAAGTAATATTTTTCAACCTCTTTGGGTGATCTTAAAGATTCAATTAATTGTTTAAATGTTTTCATAAATTATTCTCAACGGTCATCTGGGTCCCAAGTGTAAGCATCCATCGGATTTTTTCTTGCGAAATTTGTAAAACTTTTTTCACTACGAGAATGCCTTTTAGATGCATCTTTTAAAATATCAAAATTTATACCAGTCATAGGTTCTATTTCAGGACCATCTACTTTTCCTTGTCTTCTAAGATATTCTAAATTCTCTTTTGGAGGATTTGCTATCGTATCAAATTTATCTGGATTGACACTTGGAACATTCATACTGAATATTCTGTTACGCCTATCAGCATCTCTATATTCTTCACCTTTTGTTTTATCAAAATAAGTTTTATTATCTCTGCCTATTTTACCAGCGTGCATCCATTTCTTTCCATGCTTTTCAATAAATTTCTTTATTGGGTGTTGTTCCTCTGGTGGTACTGGTTTTTTATCTCTGAAATCTTGTTGTATTTGGTATGATTTTTTTTCAGCATCTCTATGCTGTCTGTTCAAGTCTTTTTCTACAGTTCGAACATTTTGGAATCTTTGTTTTCTACGCTCTTCCGCTTCTTGTGCTTTTTTAAAAGCAGTTTCTTTATCTGTACCTTTTCTTACTTCATGACCATAAACATCTGCTGCATGTTGTTGTGGTGTCATTACTTCCAGTAGATTAACTAATTGTTTAAATGTTTTCATATATTAGATCCTGTTTACTCTATTTATACAAAAGAAAAACCCTCAGATTTCTCCGAGGGTTTTCTTTTTCATAACGCTTTTTTAAAGCGCTTTTTTACAATTCACTTGGCTGTAACTACTGCGATAGCGGCTTCGATTGCGCTCCAGATTGTTCCGATGCCTGCGACAGCGAAAGGAAGTAGAGCGAAGAATGCCATAACATGCCAAGGGTTCTTCCAGCAGATCTTGCATCCGACTGGGCAATTTGTTGAGTTTTCCATTTTTTTCTCCTTTTTTTTGAAAAACTTTTTTCAGAAACTAAAACCAACACCACCAGAAACTACTGCAGAGTTCTCTACAGCAACCGTCTGTGATACGGGGAAACCGATTCCCAAGGTAACAGAAACGTTTGATGCAGGGTTCCACTTAAGCTCTGGACCGAGAAGAAGAACTTGACTTCCATCTACTTCGTAAAGTTGGGTGAAATTCGCACCAACGTCAAGAGTAGTTGAAAGGTCGTAGTTCAACTCAGTTACCATAGTAATAAGATCTGATGTGGTCTGATAGCCGAGCAATGCGCTATACGTATCGCCTGTGACGAAAGTATAGTCAAATGATTGGCTAAGAGTCCATGCAGACCAGTTTTGGGAAACAACGCCACCGACATGAGGGGCTACTTCAGATGTTGAGTAGACCGTTGAGCCAGTTGGAAGGTAAAGTCCGATATTAAAATCGAAACTCATTTCTCCTCCGAGAACTGCCCAGTCACGAACGATGTTATTGGTCATACCGACTTCTACGCTACCGTAACCACTATCCTCACTCACATAAGTCGGAAGACTAATATTGAGCGTTGTAAAGTCCATAACACGTGCCTTAACGGTGGTGTTAAGTTCTACCACGCTACTGGCGTCTCTCTTACCATAGAAACCAAAGACCTCTTGGAGCGTAATGTCCGAGATAAGATTTGGATTTGCTGGTGCTGATGGAGCAGGTGTGCTCTGAGCAGCAACAGGAAATGTCACTAGGGTTGAGAGAACCATTCCTGAAACGAGATTTTGCATAATTTCTCCTTTTTTCAAAATCCCACACTCCCTATGAGCGTGGACAAGTATATAGACAGGGGAACTTTATGCGAATTTGTTAATTCACAAATTACCAACCATACCATACGGGGTAGCAGGAGCCATATCCGTAGGAATAATTGTTATAATAATAGGGGTAATATGTGTAATAAGGTGCCACATTGACACCTCTGCTCAAATTCTCAGAGGTCCAATTAGGGTTATATCCATAACCATTGCTCTTGTTCTCGTAGCGATACTTGGAGCCGTCCGGAGCGGTGTACTCGGTTATGATGTAGGTCTGTTGAGGAGCACAGGAAGGGAATAGTAGAAAAGCGGAAATCAATAATTTTTTCATGATGTAAATCTCCGGAGAGTATGTAGGAACTAAAAACCCCCGTTTCCGGGGGTTTGTTTTTTTCATTTCTTGTCGTTTTCTCCGAGATGGTCCCAGAGGTGACCCTCGACATTCTCTACAGCATTGTCGATGAGTTGTTCGTATCTGGGGTGCTCACTATGATCTCCGCCTACGGTATCATTGACATCATATGAATGCCCCTCAATACCATAGTGATCGTGAATTGCTTCAATGGAAGCATCTACGACATTATCCCTATTTACTTCCTTGTCACCAAGATTATTATGAATTGTTTTTAATGTTTGGACCTTGGGATGCTTTGCATAATGTTTATCCAACTTGGAGTGAATAAAATCAGCAGCCTTGTGAACCATAGGATGGTACTCTTCTGATTTACCTTCTTCTTCATTTATTCCGAGTCTTGTCTTGAGATAACTTTCTGTGAGTTTATTGATCCAATTGTCGTACATGTTGAGTTCCTTTTCATATTATTTATGTAAATAAAAAAATGGGGGATGGGACCCATTTCAAAAAAATGTTCAGAATACTGTATGGGACCCGTAAGAAAAAATTACCGGATGGGACCCTATAGGGGAGGTAATGAGAATTTAGGGGGGGTATATAAAAAATAGGGGTGGGGTTTAGGTAGGGGGGGTCCCCAGGGGGGAGGGACCCATTGGCAAAAATACTGTTCCCCTCTCCGAGGCTCGCTGAAGGCCCGCCGAGGGCTCGCCACCCCCTCCCTCCGAGAGTGGCGAGCCCAGGGGCGGGGATTAGGTCATTTTCAGAATCGACTCTTCCCGGTCGTAGTTCGCCGCCGTCACCTCGTCCTGAAGATTGTTCGCCTCGTCGCTGGTGAGGTAGCCGAAAGTACGTCCGCCCAGGATGAATCCGTTGGCGAATGAAGTGGCAACCTTCAGAGTGTGCAGGTCCGGGGCACGACGTATCGCCGCAAGTGCGGCCATGAAACGGGGGAGAAAGTTGTTTGGAGTAGCAGTGGTCATGCGTGTATTGTAACCGGCTCCGGCCCGGTGTCAAGGAGTAATTTCACATATTCGCCAGGGAGCCATTTTCGAATATTCCCTATTGACATATTCGATTCTGCCCTTACAATACTCGCATGACCACCAACCTTCTCAACATCGGCAAGTCCCCTCTCGTAACCTTCGTCAAGGGCTTCTTTCGCAAGCCCACCAAGCCCGTGCAGCCCGTCGCCGTGAATGGCTCGACGGACGAGGACGCTACCCGTACCATCACGGTGCAGGTGTTGCGCCCCTGCACCGATCGCATTCTCTACGCCTTCTCTGTTCGCTGCCCGGTGTCCGCTGCCCCGGCTCGCATCGCGCAGCGTGTCGCCGTCCTGAAGAACATCCCCGGTAATCATCGGGTGTGGATGACGGATACCCGGTACGGTGTCGTGGACCCCGCCGCTACGGTCGGCGTGAACGGCATCTACGACTACCGCTACCGTGTGCTGCGTCAAGACAACACCGTTGGTGTCCGGTTGATCGATCCCCGCCGTAGGTGAGTGGTGGTGAGTCATGGACCCCCGGACGGCACGTTGCCTCCGGGGGTTCTTTTATTTTTGAAATTCCCTATTGACACGCTCTCGCCCCCGGTTACAATACGCGCATGACAAACTCACCCGCCTACCGTCCCGCTAGCTCCTTCTCCGCCGAAGCCATTCTGGAGGCACAGACCGATGCAGGTCTGCGCTGCATGTCTGACCTGATGATCGTCCTTTCGAAGACCGATCGCCACGTGCCCATGATCGCCATCGTCGCCTTCTCGCAACGCTACCCGATTCAGTTCGAAACCTTCGAACTCATTCTCAACGCCCTTCTTTGCAACGATCTCGTCGGCTACCGCCTGAACCCCGAGAACATCGAAGACTCGTCCATGTTCGGCACGGACAAACTCCGCATGGTCATGGGATGCAAGGGGGCCGGTGTCCCGGACTGAACCATAGTCGTGGTGATCGCCACGCACCCCACCCAGCCATCCCCTGGGTGGGGTTCTCTATTTGTGTAATTCCTGGCAGAATTTCCTTGACACGAATTTGTTGACAGCGTCCACCACCAATACACACACATATCAGCCGGGTGGTGGTCGCTGTCAACAAATTCCAGGCCAAAGTCAAGCGGAAAGTTCACATTTAGTTGCAAATAGCGATTTCACATATTCCCGATGGTAACCCCTTGCATATGGCGATTCTGCCCTTATAATTGGGGCATGACCAACTCACCCGCTACAATCGATACGATCCTCCCCGCCCTTCGCACCCGTGTGGCGAATGCCACCATGTCCGATATCATGCACGCCCACGCATGGTACGATGCGGCGAATTGCATCGCCCGCCGTATGGCGATTCTGAATCCCGCCCTTACCGTCGAGTCGGCGGCTACCATCGTCGCCGCATTCTCGCCCCGTGTGTCGTGGGCGCAGAATGTCCGCAAGGCGTTCGCCTTCGCCGTGGGATCCCCCGTCCGTGGGCTTTCCGCTCATACCCGTACTGCCGAGCGTGCGGTTACGATGGGCTTCGGTGCTATCGACCCCCGCACCGCCCCGAAGACATATAACTTCGCCCGCAACATTGCAGGCGACTACAACGCCGTCACGGTCGATATCTGGATGTGCCGTGCCGCCGAGATCGGACGGGACGCACCTACCATCCGCCAGTATCGCGCCATCGCTGACGCTGTGCGGACTCTCGCCGCCGAGTACAACATGACCCCCGCCGCAATGCAGGCGCTTATCTGGATTGTGGAACGGGGTCGCTCCGAGTGACCGTAGCGGGTCCGAGAATAGCCCCTGGCCCAGCGTCGGGCCGGGGGTTATTCCATTCCTGGCGCAAATAGGGAATTTCGCAAATTAATATGTTGACAGCGACCTAGACCGACGACACGCACACCCTTTAAGTGTGCAGTGTAAGGAAGGTCTAGGTCGCTGTCAACAATAGGCCCTGGTTGTCAAGGGAATTCCAGGAAGATTGTCGAAAAAAGAAAATGTTTATTTGGCGATTGACGAATGGCGAATGGAGATTATAATGGGGGCATGAACACCACGACCCCTAGCGTCATCTGGCCTTGGAATCGCATCCTGCACACGGGCTACACGATCCTCACCACCGTCGAAGTCTGCACGATGCAGGGAAACCTGCTCCGCATCACCTACCGTCCGGAGACTGGCGATACCGTGGTGCGTGTGGTGAAGCCGGAGAATGTCTCCACCACGCAGGATCGGAACATGATCCTCCACGCCAGCCGTCATGAGAACGGCGAGACTGTGCAGCGTTCCTACCGCCTTGACCGCATCGAGAACATTGACATTCTCCCCGATCTGCGGGAAATGTGATCTTTCCGATTGACACCACCCCCAACCCCCGGTACAATACCGCCATGAACCACAACAACGACAACATCGATGATTCGGACGACCTGTTCAACGACCTGCCCCCGGAGGTCGAGCAGATTCTCAACAGCATGACCGAGGCGGACATGACCGCCTTGCGTGAGGTCACCGATGACCCCTTCGGACACCCCGACTCGCCCTTCCTGATCAACCTTGACCGCATCAGCGGCAAGGATGCAAAGGATGTCGCCCACGGCATCATCACGGCGCAGAACTGGATGCTGATGAACTTCACCTGCTTTGAGCAGGTGATGAAGGAGACAGAGAAGGATCTGCCCCCGTACCTCGCCCGTCGCGTCAACACGGCGATGCGAAAGATGTGCCACATCATCAAGGAGTCTGCGGAGGTCACGCTCGCCATCGGCTGCAAGGTCGGTGAGGCGTACAAAGCCTGATCCCCCGGTTCAGCCGGGTGGGGTGAGCGAACGCACCTCCCCCACCCGGTTTTCCCCGTCCCTGGCTAACCCCAGCAACCCGCAAGGGCCTGGGGTTTGTCAATAGGGGAATTTCAGAATTTCACATAAAAAATATGTTGACAGCGAAACAAGCCCCGACGAAACGTAACGAAGTGAAGTTGAGGAGATTTAAGGCTTGTTTCGCTGTCAACAAATCCCCTAGCCTATGTCTAGGGAATCTCTGCTGCCGTCCAGAGACTGGCGAATCTGGTTTTTCATCATCCGGCGAATCTGATCCGCCGAACGAATGCGGCCATCCCAGGTCTTCGACCGGAGACGGCGACCCTGACGGAGATCATCGACCAGGAACTTGTGAGGACGGTGCGTGTGGCGATTCTGCTTCATGCACATATTATACGGCGAAATGAGTCCTTGACAAGTGGCAAATGGAGATTATAATGCAAACATGAGTTATCGAACACTAATCACCAAGGATGGGTCAGCAGCGGTCTGCGTCCCATATTACAACTTCCACCTATTCCGTCAGGATCTCAAGCATATGACTTGGGATGATCTGAAGGGAGAGATTCGTCAGAGGTTCCCGGATTTGACCCGAGATGACCGATCTGTGCTAATGCGTGTCATCCGCGAAAGGACCACACCATGACTGACCACATCCCCAAGTTCGACCCCATCCCCCGCCTTCAGCAGATTGCCGCAACCATTGAGGAGAGCGGTGCAGACATCTTTGATGCTCCCGCTACCGCTGTTCACTACATTGAATGCGCCATCAAGGAGATTGAACGGCTGCGGAAAGAGCGCAATGAGGCGAGGCGGCGAATCTGTGAAATGCTGCATGAGGAAGGCTATGGCCGTTCTCCCGAAGAGTGGGCAGAGCGCAAAGGTTGGGATTGCTTTTGGGAACCCTTCAATGAGGACACCGATGACTGAAATGACTGTGATCAGCGAAGAGTTCCCGAATATCGACTTCTGATGGTTGACATGGTGCATTAGTTTGGTAAAATGCACATATGCCAAACTGGTGCAACAACTTCCTCCGCATCGCAGTCCCCACCGACCCTGCGTTTCGTGCCTACTTCAGAGGCTTCTGCTCCGCAGACCACAAGGAGTCAGGACTGGTTCTTCCCTTCTCGTTTGAGAAGATCGTGCCGATGCCCGAGTCCGAGGCAAACAACTGGTATGACTGGCGCATTCAGAACTGGGGGACCAAGTGGGATCTCGTTCCACCGGACTGCTACACTTGGTCAACCACCAAGTCGATCTGGTACAACTTCCAGACAGCATGGGGACCACCCATCGAAGTCATCAAGGTTCTGTCCAAGAACTTTCCAACGAACTTCATGCGGTTGGAGTTTGAGGAGAAGGGCCTGAACATGAGCGGGAATCTCCGCTTTCAGGCGGGGTTCATGCTCTCGCACTCTACGGCGACATGTGGCGGGAAACCGATGCAACTTGTGTGAAAATTTCAACAAATCCCTGGACAACCGGGGAGATTGTTGACAGCGAATCAATCCCTTTAAAGTCCCTCCCACCTCTTCGATGTGGTCGGGGGGATTGATTCGCTGTCAACAAATATTAATTTCACATATTGATTGGGGATTTCGCTTGACGCCCCAGGCCCGGAGCTGCAGTCCGCCAGGGCGTCTGGTGAATGGCGAATATAAAAAAAGAATCCCCGGCGTGACCGGGGATTCGTGAGACGGTTTAGTAAGTCATCCGGGGAGCCGTAACTCGCAACCGGCGAATGGTGATTTAGGAAACTCACCGAACCTTCAATATAAACCCCTGTTCACGGATATCCTGTCGGTAGGGGCAACACCGTTTCGCGCACGGCGAATCGTCACGCCGGGACACGGCGGGGACGACCACGCTTCTCCTCACGGACGGTGAGGGTGGCGAGATTGGTTAGTTCGGGGAACTGGAACATACCCCGACCTGCCTTGCGGCTCGCATCGCTCGTCACCCACACGGGGATGACGCTGTAACCGAGCGCATCCTTTGCGGTGAGGAGTTCGGAACGGCTGAACACCGTCTTGCCCGGATGGGCGGTGGCGAGGTGCGAGAGGAACTGCATCTGATTGGAAGTGTAAGTCTGCATTGTGCAGGCTCCTTTTTGTCTGAATGAATCTTGTCACCGGGAACGCCCCTGCGACACTATTCATTATATCCATTTTTTCGTCAAGTCAAGGGGATTTCTTCGATTTTCGAATACCACAATTCTTCCTGAATTTGTGATATTTCCTCTTGACATTCCAGGCCCTCCAGGAGGAGTGGGTCACACAACTCAACCCACTCCTCCAACTCCAAGAGGTCATCGTTAGGCATTGAGTGCCGCCTCCGTGCTGACGCTCTCCGCCGGGACTTCCGGCTTCGACGCGATTGCCGATGCGTCGATCTTCGTGTAGAGGTTGACGAACGAATCGCGGCTGTCCGGGCTGAACCGACCAACGCAGTCGGTGACTGCCTTCATCCTGTCGCGGAAGATGCTGTAGTTCAGCACAATGTGCTCCAGTCGGCGGGTCGTGATGATGTCATCGACACCACCCTCCTTGAACGTCTTGCGGATGATCTCTGCCCACTTCACAAGGTTGTCGGCAAACTCATCGTCGCGGCATCCGTTGTCCTTCATAATGTTGAGGACGATGCGCTTCTCAACCGCCTTCGATGGGTAGTCCTGCTCGTACATGACATAGAACCGCTCAAGGAAGGCTTCGTTGAGAATGTTCGTGCCTGCGAACCGCTCGCTGCCCTCGCCTGCCTGTCCCTTTGTGTTGGCGGTGGCGAACACGTTGAACCCCGGCGCAGGCATGACGTACTTGTTGATCTTCTTCAGGAAGATGCCCTTGCCCTCAAGCACGGGCTGAAGGCACATGATCTTGTGCGAGCCGAGGTCAACCTCGTCAAGCAGCAGAATCGCGCCACGCTTCATGGCAGTAATGACTGCGCCATCCTGCCACACGGTCGAACCATCGACCAGTCGGAACCCGCCAAGCAGGTCATCCTCATCGGTCTGTGCGGTGATGTTGACACGGACGTACTCCCGGTTCAACTTGGAGCAGACCTGCTCCACCATCGTCGTCTTGCCGTTGCCCGACAAACCCGTGATGTAGACGGGGTAGAACCGCTTGGACTCGATGATCTTGCTGATATCGCTGAAGTGTCCGTAGGGGACGTAGTGCGACAACTTCGCCGGGACGAGGTTGTCGGTTGCGGTGGTGCTGACGGACGGCTGATAGTTGAGAACTGACATTGGAGTTTCCTCTTGTGTTGGAAGTGTGAGAATGGTGGAAGGCACAGATGGGACGATGGTAGCCGGGGCGGTGTTGGAGGTCAACTCCTGCACCTCGTACTTGCCACTAGCAAGACGGCGTGTAGGCACGTTGAGGATCCATGTAGGCATGGGAACCTTGTGCTTGTACACGACCGCCTTGATCTGTGAGCGGGTGAGAGGTGAGGTGTAGCCTTCTGCACGGCAGGCTTCGACAAACTTGGTCATGGAGTCGTTCATGCGGTGCAGTATAAGGCATCCGGGGTGGGGTGCAATAGGTTTGTTGCAATAATGTCACATATTGCGCAGAATGGCCGAAACCTGGATTTTACAAAAGGCAGGGCTGGCCTGACATTTGAATAATTGCAAATCCCCCTGGTCGCAGCTCCTGGCACAACTATCTGCATCGAACTTCACAAATAGTGCTTGCAACCGAGGCAGGAGTCGGTATACTTGGGGCATGACCAACCCAATCAATCCATCCAAGTCCTCGCTCGCTCGCCTGATGTCCACAGAGAACCTGAAGGTTGTCTACGACAACAAGGCGCATACCGCATCCTTCAATGTCGTTTCCCGTGAACTCCGGCTCCCCGTCTACAAGGATTTCGTGGACGAGACTGTCGATATGTTCGTCGGGCATGAGGTAGGGCACGCTCTCTACACTCCCGGCACGGAGGAGGCATTCGTCGGTGCGCTCAACGCCATCGACCCCAAGAACCATCCCTCCGCAAAGTCGTTCCTGAATGTCGTTGAGGACGTTCGCATCGACCGCCTCATCAAGAACAAGTACCCCGGCATTCGCCGCTGCTACACCGCAGCATCCGCAGACCTTGTGAAGCACGACCTGTTCGGTCTGCGTGAGCCGGGTGCGGAGCCAGTCGATCAGATGCCGATGATCGACCGCCTCAACCTCCACTTCAAGGCAGGCATCTACGGCACTCTGCCCGTGTTCCTCACGGAGCGTGAGCAGGCATTCGCTGATCGCATGGAGCGAGCAGAGACTTTCGATGAGGTTGTGCAGATCGCAAAGGATCTGTACGAGGCATCGTTCGATGACATTCAGAACTCGCCGGATCAGAAGGTTGCCGTGCCGCAGCAGGCAAAGCAGGGCGAGGAGGGCGAGGGCAAGCAGGGAAATCCCCTTGACACGGAGAACCGCAAGGTCGATGACTCCGCAGAGGGCAACGATGGCAAACTCGCAGCCAATCCACGAATCGACAACAGCCACAACCGCAGCCGTCCCCGTCCGTGCAGCACGCAGGAGAAGTACGAGCAGGCAAAGAGCCGCAAGATCGACTCGCAGAGCGACGAGTACGCCTACTACGAGATGGCGAAGCCGAACCTTGACGCAATCGTGATCGACTACCCCACCGTGCTTGCGGACCTTGATGCGAACCGCAACGATCCGGCAAACCGCTGCGCGGAGTGTTGGGTCGGAGACTCGCTCTACGAGAAGTACCGGCAGACGAATCTCCCTGCCGTCCGCATCATGGCTCGCACCTTTGAGCGCAAGCAGTCAGCGGTTCTTGATGCTCGCACACTCATCAGCAAGACGGGAATCATCGACCCGAACTCGCTCCACTCGTACCGCTTCAACGATGACATCTTCACCCGGAATCAGGAGCAGCCCAACGGCAAGAAGCACGGCATGGTGATCTATGTCGATTGGAGCAGCAGCATGGGAGGCACGATGCTCGCTACCGTGCAGCAGATCGTCGCACTCGCAGACTTCTGCGATATGGTGCGAATCCCCTACGAGGTGTATGCGTTCTCATCGGCTCTTGATGATCGCCAACTCAAGAAGGCAGGCATCAAGCGCAAGGATCGTTACGACACTCCCGCACAGATCTACGGTGCGTATTGGCATGGCTTCTCATCCACGCCGAATCAATGGGGCAGCGAGGACATCGACCCGCAGGGCAGGCTCTACATGAGTCCGTTCCAACTGGTGAATCTGCTCTCGTCCAAGATGAGCAAGACGGAGCGAGTGTCGATGCAGAAGCATTTGCTCGTCATGGGCGCATCGTTCGATGGCGCAATCATCAACGGCATTCGCTACTACTACCCCATCCCCTCGCTCTACAACTTGGGCAGCACTCCGCTTGATGAGGCGGTTGTGTGTGCCTGTGAGCAGGTTCCTGCGTTCATGCAGCAGCACGGCGTTCAGGTGATGAACACGGTTCTCATCACCGATGGCGGATCCGGTTCGCAGGTCGTGAAGGATGCGTACATCAACAACGTGCTGCGCTACAACGGCGAGGACATTCCGCTTCAGCCGTGCAACTCGTACAACTCGTTCACCAACTCGCTGCTTGGCGTTCTCAAGCGCAAGACGGGGACGAACATCATCAACTTTGAACTGCTCATGGGTCGTGGACACGACCACCGCTTCTGGGGCATGGCTACTCCGTGCTTCACCCGTCACAACCGGATGCGGCACGACAATCGGGTTCACATGAAGCGCAACGTGACGGATGAGCAGAGAATCGCAGATCAGATGAAGAAGCATTACGAGGACAAGAACTACGCCATCCGTGAGAACTACGGGAACATCGACGCATTCGTGATGATCCCCGGCAAGACCGGACTGGTTGAGGCGCAGTCGTTCGACTCGCTCGTTGAGGGTGCTACGACGATCACCAAGATTCGCTCTGCGTTCGTCAAGACCTCATCGAATGCCGTCAACACTCGCTTCATGCTGAATCAGATGGGCGAGGTGTTCGCCAGTCAACTCTGAAAGACTGGCTCAAGCACTCGTCGCACAATCGTTGGTATGGTCAGGTGAGCCCTTCTCCGAAAGGAGGAGGGCATCACTTTTTGTATGTACTTGTTGCTGAAAGGATCCCTGCGCCAATTCCAAGTAGGGAATTCGCGCATCATGTGGTAGAGATATATGTACGTATTCGCCGCACGAATATATGTCTTTACTCCGATGCGCAGCCTGTGGCGTAGTGCTAGCTCGATGGCCTTGCGTTCAGTCTGTCGCTCATATGTGCGAACACGGCGGAATGCCCAATCCAACTGACGACGAGAGTACCTGCGGGCACCAGTCGTGTAGTCAGCAACAATATGTGTAGCACGGTCGTCCTGGCGTTCGTCTCTGGCTGACTGCTCCAGCCACAGAACGAAATGCGAATACTCATGAAGCAGAGTCCATAGCCAACGACCATTCCCCCTGGCTACACGGATCTCTCTCCTGGCTGCGTTGAAGTAGCCAGCGATGCGAATACCTTCGCAATTCACATTTAATCCTTTTCCAAATATAAGTTTCCATCCGTACTCTGCCAGATGGGAACGAACATGCTGGACGAACTTAAATGTGGTATCTTGCATCATATCTATTTAGGTTATAAGGGACCGAAAGGGCCGAAAAGACCTGGCTGGTTTTCGATCTGGGAATTTCACATATTGTTGACAGCGATTTAACATATTAAGCGAAGACAAGCGAGAGCGAGTCGAGTGGGGATATGTTAAATCGCTGTCAACAAGTCCGATAATAAGGCCCCTGGCGGCTTTCAAACCGGATAGAGAAACTTGACAGGTCCGATAAGTTACCGTACAATGGGGGTTCATGAGCAGTTACCGCCCATATTATCGACCGTTTCGAATGGTGAAATTATCGGACCTGACCGATAACCGATTTGAGAAATTTACAGTTATCGGAATAAGCGCGCTGCTGCTGATGCTCATGTGGGGATTCGTCTGGGTAATTTTCAAATTCACATATTCGAGCGGGGAAGACGACCAGACAATCCAGGCCCCACTGAACCAGCCAGAGAATCAGGATATATACAATTGGAGAACTATATCATGCCCACCTACGAGTACAAGTGCTTCGCCTGTGAACACACATTCGAACAATTCCTACCATTATCCCAACGTCAAGCCCCGACCAAGGAGGCTTGCCCCCACTGTTCCTTAAAGAAAGTAAAACAAGTAGTACTCAGTGTACCAGGCATGGCTGTCGATACATCACATAGAATCGATGGTAAGGCTACGGGACAGTTTAGAGATATCATGCAGAAGGTATCTCAGTCTCCAGGTATCAAGGGCTCTAAGAGGGAGAGGGCTCTGAAGAACCGATACGGGCTGTAATATATGAATTGATTGGGGAATTTTCGAAAAGTCTTCGAATAAGGCTTCGAATGGGGAATTTGTGAATTCATATATTGGATTCGATTAGAGAAAATCCGAATATGTGAGAAAGACTATACCACACAACACCCCCATTAAAAAACATTAATTTAATATTCATTTTCTACATACTTCTGTATGAAATCATTTACTCAATATCTCTCTGAACAACAAAAGTATACCTCTGCGTCTACTTCTATTAATAAATCTAAACTTCCAAAGGGCTATACGGCTGTAGGAAAGCACTTTGGATGGCAAAAGGGTTCTACTCATATAGACATTGGGGGAGGTAGATTCGATAATGCTATAGAGCATTTATCAAAACATGGCGTAAAGGGTCATGTATATGATCCGTATAATCGTACTGCGGAACATAATGAAAATGTTTTAAAAACAGTTGGGGGAAAGGCTGATACGGCTTCTCTATTTAATGTATTAAATGTAATAGAGGAGCCTGAACATCATGTCTCTGCTTTGAAACTGGCTCATGGCAGTCTTAAACCCGGTGGTAGGCTATTTGTGGGTGTCTACGAAGGGGATAAGAGTGGTAAGGGTAAGCAAACGGGGAAAGACTCCTATCAGAGAAATGAGCGACTGGGGAATTATTTAAAAACAGTTCAAAGCGTGTTTCCAAATGCTGCGATTCATAAAGGTGTAATACATGCCACCAAAGACGAATAGGGAATTTCACAAAACATTCCCTCTTGACAGACGAGGTGTATGAGTTACAATACACCCATGTCAAACACAACACTCAATCGTAAGAACCGTATCATCAAGACCAACATCACGGCTACCACTAGCGGCAGGGGCCTGTGGACGGAGGAGCGCAAGACCGTGAACATTCACTCGGTCAAGTTCATGCCTGTCATCTATGACGAGCCTGGGCGTGAGAGCGGAGCCATGTACATCGAAGCCTACTTTGACCGTAAGGAGTGGAACACTCGTCAGGATGGTCTGATCTATACGGATCAAAAGTGGATGCGAGAGTTTCGTCAGGGGTTCTTTGCTCAGTTTCCTGAGTTGCGAGAGGTTGATGCCAACATCGACTACTCAGAGCAGGGGGCGCAGGGTCTAAACTACGTTCATATTGTTCTGGTGGCTAACAAGGGCAAGAAGTTCGACAAGTTCATGGAGTTTCTTCGTCAGTACGATCTGATGGCTACCGTGGAACTTCTCTGAATTTCACAAATAGGAATTTGTATAAAATGCCTGAGACACATATGGAACAACTGCTGAAGCAGGAAATTGAGAAGTTAACAAAAGAGAACGAACAATTGCGTCTTGAGAGAGATGAACTTGAGAAGCGAGTGGATGAATTCATTGACGAGAAGTATGCTCCACGGGGCATTTGGGGAGATTTTACAAATGAGTGACGACCTTTCTCTGTCCCGAAGTGAGCGAGAAATGTATACAACAGATTCTCGTATTTGTGAATTAACAAATGAGCGGGCAGTTCTGAATGAGATCGTTGAGTCTCAGAGAAATGAACTGGCTTTCCTTGTGGAGAGAGTCCGTGTCCTTACGCAGGAGCGTGACGAGGCACGACAGGAGATATGCATACGAGTGTGTGACACTCTTGGTGCGGTACTTAGTGGTTCACCTCGCACTCCGCAGGACTATGCTGAGAAGATGGGGTGGGACTGCTTCAAAGAGGACACAAATGACCGATAACGACATCGTGAGCCGCCTGAACCGCATTCTGTCTGCTGCGGACGAACGAGGGCTGGATGAGACTGAATGCCGTGCCATGCAGGATGCGGTTACCGAAATTGAGAAGATGCGTAACAATCCATTCACCTGGTGGGTACGCGAAAAGAATTTCAATTGTACCATTGAGGCAAATGTTGCAGTCACCTTTGAGTTTCTTCAGGAAGCGGATGCCCTTGGAAATGATGAGATACTGCGACATGTTTGTGATATGATCGCTGGTGACATCATGGCTGCATACCGAAAGAGAAATAATGAACTGTTCGGGACACCGAATAGAATTTCTAACAAGGAGAACAACAATGACTGACGGCATTCCAAATCTACCTCCCAATTGGGTGAATGAGGCTGACCAACTCCGAGCAGAGCGAGATAAGGCAAGAGCCGCCGTGGTTGACCTTGTGCTTGAAGTTGAGCGATTGCGACCCATTGCAGCAGAGCAGAACAATAGTTACAAATTGGCTGCTACATACTTCAATGAGTTGGAAAACGCGAGTGCTCAAAACAAGTCTTTAGCCAAGGAGCGTGATGAGGCCATCAAGGAGCGTGATGAAGCAAGGCGTGAGGTATGCTATTTTCACCACATTACCGGCTTCCTTGCGGGTGACTATGCTTACAGCCGTAAGTGGGATTGCTTTCCTAGCAAGGAGTATTATGGTATGCCAGATCCAGTTAAAGAGTTTCGTCAAATAATTGAACAGGACTACGATACACTCCGCAAGCAGCGTGACGAGGCACGGAGAGAGGTCTGTATGCTGTCTGTAGGCAAGGGTGGGCGTTCCTCATCTGCCTCTCCTGACGCCATTGAGGAGGCAGACAAGCGGGGTTGGGAGTGTTTCAAGGATAATGTGTGAAAAAGTCTATAAAGAAGGCACTAGAAAAAATTCGTAAAAAGCACGGCGAAGCACTCAAACGGCTCGCCCAAACAAAGGTAAAAAGAAAATGAATAATTCAGCAATATTTGAAATCTTTATGTTTCTTGCAGTTATCGTAGTCATTGCATTGTGTGTGACTGCTATTATCCATGACTATCATATTCGTGGAGTTCGTAAAAATGAAGAAAAGAAGTAATATTGAGCCAAAGAAGGACATTTTTCTAAAGTTGCGAGAGCAGACCAAGAGGACTGATCTGCCCGAGGATGTCATTCGGACGATGGCAGAGGCATATTACGTCCTCACGACTCTTGAGATAATGAACGAGGAGTTGGAGAGTCTATTGGATGACTATCGTAGAGAGGACATGGACAGATCTAGGTATGAAGGATTCATGAATGACTAATTACACATTTGTAGGCGATAATGATCACGGGGACGACAAGCCAGTAGAGCACAACTGGAAGGCTATCGCTGAAGGTATGAGAGCCTATTGTAGAGCACTAGAGACACAAATATTAGACATCAAGAATGGCTTTGAAGGGTGTTGCCATTCCTGCGAGCCTGTGGGTGAACTAAATAAGAAACTTCAAGATGATATTGAATATTTAAATAAAACAATTTCTGAAGTTTGTGAAGAAAGAGATGAGTTATTTGAAAAGTATAATGATCTGGAAAGTCTCTTTCTAGATATTAAAAGTGAAATCTCATGCCGAATTGATCATGGTGCAGACAGCAAGGGTCATCTTGAAGCAATACAAAATTTATTTCTGAAAAATCAGCAAGATGGACAAAAAAGTTAGCAAGATCAAGAAGAACATTTCACCGGAACTTCCTCTGGAAGGTCTGGATGATACTTCTTTAGAGTTAGAGAAAAAGAAATGCAATCATTGCAAAATTGAAAAGCCTCTATCTGAGTATAGATTGGATCGTGGCTTTGTTCGTCATCTCTGCAGAGAATGTGATACTCATAAAGGCAAAGTTCGTAGCAGACTTCACAAGACAGCAGAATCACAACCTGATTATTGCCAATGCTGTGGTACTCATAAGAGCGAGTGTGCAAGAAAAAAATTGGTTCTGGATCATGATCCTCATACAGATCTTTTTCGTAGATGGATATGTGAGAGATGCAATCTTGGTCTTGGAAGATTGGGAGATACGGTTGAGAATCTTATGAAAGCAATTCAATATCTAAAAAACAGCAAAGGAAATCAAAATGACACATGACACCACACCAATTCCCGTGACAAAGCCACCAGAGTTTCTTCTTGGTTCTCCTGACCATCCTTGCTATTCTGCTATTTGCATCATTGACAATGAGGGAGTACGCAGAGTTCAAGTGTCAATGGTCATGTCTCGTTCATATATTATGAGCAAGGAAGATGTATATAAATTTGGAGATTGGATGAGTTGGGCTACAGCATGGATGGCAGATAGATAGTATCATGAGAGTAATCATAGCAGGTAGTAGAACTTTTGATAATTATGATATAATTGACATCTCAATTAAGATGTCAAAGTTTATTATTACAGAAATCATCTCTGGTGGTGCTGATGGTATAGATTCTCTTGCTGAAAGATATGCTAAAGAGAATAACATTCCTTTAAAGGTATATCCTGCTGATTGGCAAAAGCACGGCAAAAAGGCGGGACCAATTCGAAATGGTATCATGGCAAATAATGCTGATGCTCTTATAGCAATATGGGATGGAAAATCTCGTGGCACAAAAAACATGATTGAAACCGCTTTAAAGAAGAAATTAAAAGTTTCAGTTACAAACTTGCAAGCACCATTAAGTGAGAATACAATAGAGTCTCTACGGCGTGGGCTAGAACAAGCAAAAAATAGAAAATTTGTCCAAGTTGATATGGAGACTGCAAATGAACGCACAGCAAATCTTAAACGATCCAGATCCCGTAAATCAAATTAATAACTATATGAAACAGCAGCAGGTTGCAACAATGGAGACTATCATTTTCAACAATTGCAGAATTGAAATTGAGAATCTTCGTGCCATGCTGGACGCAAATGCCAACAATACAAAGTTTCACAGTGGAGATAGGATGAAGTCATGAGTGATACTGTAAAGTCAAAGTTCTCACAAAATGGTGATATTTTTCTTGAGTGTGGTCCTGGTTGGTACGATCTAATTCAACATGCAGTTAAGTTGATTGATGATCATGTTGAACATATTGCCAAGAGAGACAATAATCAAGTTCTGCTTGATGAGTTTCGATACGATCAAATCAAGGAAAAGTTCGGAGGACTTCGCATTTACACAACATACGAGGACGAGTTCATTCGTGGTGTAATTAGTATGGCAGAATCATTGTCATATGCAATATGTGAAACTACAGGGGCATCCGGTACTCTTTGCATTCGTGGATCGTGGCTCAAGACTCTTTGCCTTGAGGAAGCAGCAAGGCAAGGCTACAAGCCATATTCAAGAGAGGATAGGTTTGTATGAAAGAGCACGTATTCTTTTCAAGATATGGACAAAAGAGAACTCTCACCAAGGTTGGTGAGGGTTCTTATATTCTTGAGGGCAAGACGAACTTTCTGCGAGGTGCAGAGGGCATGGTAGACTTTGAGGGTGGTCCTTTCATTCTGAAGGGAATGCCTCTTTGCCATCCGGAGGTTGACTCACCCGAGTTTGTGAGTGTAAATGAATATATTAGTGAGGTGAAGGCTGTGCCTGTAAGTGAGGTTGCAGAATTTCTTAAATATGATGAGGAAACCTTTGCAGATACGAACTACGCATGGGTGAAGATCACCACTTTTTTAAATAAAAAGAATCTTTCAGAAAAAAGCCCATTGGATAGACTGGCAGAACTAGACGAGGAACTGGGTCTACTATAAATGCATTATTATAAATACTGAAGTAATTAAACATATTTTTCAGGAATTATAAAAATGTACAACAATTCTTTCTGGCAATTTAAAAAATGGTTATCTGAAGCAAAACAAAAGAAAATGAGAGGTGGTAGTCCTTCGTATCAACCACCAGAAGCATGGACAAATGTTCACGGGGATACAAGAAGAAAAGAATATATTCAAGCCAGAAAAGCAGAGGAAGAGGGAGTAAAAAAGAAAACATCTGCTGCGGTAGATGCAGCAAAGCAAGTTCCTGATCATGGTGTTCCTGAGAACATTCATAACATCATTACAAGTGGAAGTAGCAGAGAATTAGAAAAACACTCTTTTAAACTAAGATCTTCTAAGAATCCTAAATTAAAGAAATTGGGTGATCATTTACAAGACCTTGCACATAGACGTAGCAAGAACCCACCACATCCACAAGCACCAGAATCTGATTATGATTCAGTCATTGCCGATAGGGAAGCAGAGAGAAGAGAAAGAGCAGGAGATCCTGGTCGTCACTTCCCTTTTTATCCTAATCAATAATTTATAAATTCTGATTTATTTCTAAATTGTTTTTTGATACGATTCAAGGTTTTAACATAATCCTTGAATTTTATCTCTTTTCTTCTGAGTTGATTGAATCCGCCACGACCTTTGCCTTTAATTTTAGCTTTTGCTGATGCCATAATATACTCCTTTTGGTGATATTTAGGAGGGTTTATACTATTATAAATACAAAGAGTTATTAAAAAGGATATAAAAATGAGCCTCAGAGACGATATCACAAATAGTTACCAAAAATTATTAATTGAACAACAAGTATCTGCTGGAGCAGAGGGCGAAGATCCATCTGAGGGTGCACCAAAGAAAAAGAAAAAAGTTGTACCTGCAACTGCACCAGCACAACAAAAAGGTAGTCTAGGTGCAGGCGCAGAGGGGGATGCAAACTTATTAGGTGTAGCACCTGCTCCTGCCCCACAAGTAGCACCACAACAAACACAAGCACAATCTCCATATTCAGGAATAGCATCGGATTTATCTCAACAGGTAATGGCAAACAATCCATTAGGTTTCGCATCTACATTGGCTAATTGGGCAGGGCAACAAAAAATGCCACAACAAGCACCTCAAATTTCAAGAGGACTGGCATCAACTGCCATGAATCCATCAGGGGCAGCCACACCAATGCCTGTTGGTTTAAATGGAACTGTTGCAATAAATTCAAATCAACAAAGCCCAAATGTTATGAGAGCAACAAATCCAATGCAAGCCAGACAAATTCAACAAAATGCAATGAATCCTTCTGGTGCATCTACTCCAGTAGCAGTTGGATTGGATGGCAAAACTGCAGTAGATAGAGCAAATCCTCTTGCTCAACAACAATCTCCAAGTTTGTGGCAGAGAGTTAAAAATTTCTTTGGTGGAAATCCAACATATTCATCTGGTTATGGTAATGATCCTCAATCAGATGCATATGCAATGCAACTACAAAAACAAAATGCTGCAAGAGCAGGTATGACACCTCAAATGACTCCTACTCCTGCTATTAGACCTGCACAAGGAGTTTCTGGTGCAGGAGCAGAAGGAGATGCAAGTTTAATTAGGGCAGCACCTTCAAATAGACCCGTACCACAAGCACAATCATCACCTAGACCTGCACCACAAGCAGCGTCTACAGCCAGACCTGTAGCCGCTCCCGGAAGAGATACAAGATCTGATAGACAAAGATTGCAAGATATGGGTAGACAACTTCCTCCCGGCAATACAACAACGACAAGAAGTGGAAACACAACTACGACTACAACAACAAGTAGTGGGAAATTTGTAGGTGGTAAACTTGTAGGGCCTGATGGTAGAGCAGTAAATCCAGCAGATCAAGCAGATGTAGATGCTGCAAATGAAATGAGAAAGAGAATGCAACAATCAGGTGGGTCTAGAGGAGGAACAGGAATTTCAACCGCTAGATCACCACAACCCCCCAGTTCATTTAGTGGAAGAACAAACTCTACGCCTAGACCAACAACACAAGGAAGCAGACCACCAGCAAGACCAATCGGATCTACTTCTAGCAAACCAGTAGCAAGACCAACCGGAACTCAACCTAGAAAACCACAACCAACAAGAAGACCATCTGGTAGTAGTGGTGCAGGAGCAGAGGGTGAATTGTGAATGGCAGAGAGCATATAGTTGAATTTCAATTGTGGCAAAGAATAAGAAATTTCTTTGATAGAAATTCACAATTAGTTGATAATCAAAAAACACAATCCAAAGAACAGTCGCTAGATCGTAGAACTCAAAGAAGAGTTGGAAAACCTGGAGAGATAAGAATTGTTCCTTCCCCGGGAGGAAAACCAGTAAAAGGAAATCCAAATATTGGTGTAATATATGCAATGATAAATACTCCAGCCCAAGCAGCAAGAGCAAACAGATTGAATAGTAAGCTGTATAAATAGTTTAAACTTCGGAGAGATGAAATGAGTGATATTGCACCTGACAGTACTAATAAAGATTTTTATTATTTTTATGAAAAATATGAAGAAAAAAATACTCCATTGTTTGCAGGTCCAAATATTCCTGAAGATAATGAATTAACAGAAAAACAAGGAGAAAACCTTATAATTTCTCCTGACAATTATATTGAAGAAGATTCCTGTATCAAATCAATTATAGAAGCAAATGTAGATGATGAAATATCTGTATTTGATACCTCAGAACCAAGACTTACTGAAACTGATAATAATGATAGAAAAGAATATGTAATCACTAAAAGTGATATTGAATTAGATGGAACTGAAATCTTAGACGTTTTCACAGAATTAGAAGAAGATAATGAATCGACATTGGTATTAGGAGAACAATTAGATCCAATACCTTGTTGGACAATTGAATATTCTGATGGTACTTCAGACTTTTGGTGTTCTCAAGTTCCTCTAAGACCAGTTGCAATATCCAAGATATTTCAAGAAATTAAGAGAGTAAGATCTTATTTCTTGACAGATCAAGAAGCAGAAGCATTAAGATCAGATTTGAGAGTAAAAGCAGTTGAAATTCCAGCAGAACAAAATGGTGGATTTATTACTACAGATGCAACCGATCATTTTGGTTCGTTTCAGTCAGGAAATTTTACTAGATCAGTAGCAGGATTTAATGATCCATATGATTTATTGAATATTATATTATGTCCTTTTCCTAATTGTGGTCAAAATTCTTGGAATGGTATAGATTTTATTCCAGGTGAAGAAGTAATTCAAGTTTTAAATTCGGGACCATTCAACATAGAATATTCATTAGCAACTGCAAAAGGAACAATATTAACATGGCATGATGGCAGACGTAATGGTAGTATCTATTACTGGCCTATGATAAATGTTGTGAATTATACCGGAAATTTCGTAGCATCTGATAACACAACATCACAATTTATTAAAGGTGTAACTTCTGGTGCCATATTCAGAATCACGAATTTTGGTATCGGAAAATTTTTACAACAAGATTCAAATTGGGGGTTGCCTAGAACAAATTCACTAGGAAATACAGAAGAACCAGTTCCAGATCGATACAACTATATGTTGGACGGCACAGGAGTTGATGTAATTATAATTGATACTGGAATATATCCTGATCATCCTGAATTTCAAGATGCAGATGGAAATTCAAGAGTTGTACAGCATAACTGGTATGTTGAAGCAGGAAGACCAGCGGAAGCAAATAAGCAACATCAAAGATTTTACACAGATCAAAGCGGTCACGGAACACATGTTGCAGGAACAGTTGCAGGAAAGACTTTTGGATGGGCAAAGAATGCAAAAATATATTCAATGAAAATAATGGGTGCTTATACGATACCATATCAAGAAGCATTTGATCTAATTGCCGCATGGCACAATAGAAAACCAATTGATACAGAAACAGGAACAAGAAGACCAACTATAGTAAACTGCAGTTGGAGTTGGAGAAGATCTATTGGATTCGGGCCACCAATGATTTATGGTGGTAAATGGAGCACAACTGCACCATCAACAGCCCTTCCTTCTGTTTGGAACGAAGATACTACATCTACAGGAATTACAGAATTATATCATAAAGGAATACTTTATGATAAAAATAGTTATCCAATTTCTGGTAATTTAGTGGATTCTCAACGACTAGATTTATTCAATACAGGTCCAAAAACATATGATGGAAATGTTTTGCCTGCAATTTATCGTGATGTGGCACAAGATTATAATGGATTTTGGAGAACATTTGCAAGTCCGCTTCATTACATAGAAATATTTACTTTTGGAAAAGACTATCTCAACAGAGATCTACTTTTCTCAAGAATAACAGTGAACGCTGAAATTGATTATGTCAATGAAGGTATTCAAACAATGATTGATGCAGGAATACACGTTTGTATTGCAGCAGGAAACAACAAGGATCTTGTCGCAAGAGAAGGCGACTCCGATTACAATAACTATGCTCTTTATGAGACATATCCCAATTCATCAGGATTTGCAACAAAAACAACAGAAGATGGTTGGGTATTGGGATCATCAACTAATTATTCGACACCACTTATAAACAAAGTATTTTTTAATAGAAAAACAAGCCCATACGCTACAGACGCAATCATTGTTGGAAGTTTAGATTCTCAGACAAGAAAAACCGGGAACTGGCGATATACAATGACTTTCAATAATGATGTAAAAGATTCTACTCCAGAGGGAGATGAATTAAAAAGTGGTTTTAGCAATTTTGGACTAGGTATTGATGTATATGCTCCAGGTTCACATATAATTAGTTGTGTTCCAAATTATCATGGTAATACTAATGGTGTATTTGTTCCCTCTGAAACTAATTATAATTATACCACTTATAGGGTACAACCATATTATTATGATAATACTTTTTCACAAGTTAAAATTAGTGGAACTTCCATGGCAAGTCCGCAAGTTTGTGGTTTTGGAGCATTATTGCTTCAAGCATATCCCGATTTAACGCCATATGAATTAAAATATCTTATTAAAGGATTATCACATAAAACTACTCTAGTTACTCCAGATTTATATTTTACTACTCAAGACAAATGGGGAAGAAATGTAACGTTGTGCAATTTCCTTGTTCCTATTAGTAATAATTCTTGCAGTCCAGATAGAGCAGACGTTGTAACTTTCAATTATAAAGTTTATGGTACAAAAGCATTTACTGGAATGGGAGATGTAAATGAAGTTAACATACTTTATAATCCATATTCTACAACCCTTCCATCTGATACTGATATTATAATCAGAAGAATATTGGCGGCAGATAATCCTGTAGAACTAGTAGCCGTAACAAACGGATACAGTTTTATGCGTGTAATGTGGAATGAATCTAACGGAGAAGATTTAGTTGGTTATATTGTGGAGAGATCTCTTTCTGAAAATGGAGTTTATGTTCAACTATTCAATACTCCAATAACCGGAAGATTCTATGATGATTACTCATCAGAACCGGATGTTACTTATTACTATAGAGTTGTTGCTGTAGGTGAAAATTCTTCGAAGTCTACTCCATCAAATGTAGTTTTTGGAACTAGAATACCAATTAGACAGATTTTGGTCGTTGAAACTCCAATATCTGACTTAGAGGGAACTGCAACGACTAAATCAATTAATTTAGCTTGGAAACCTGCAATTGCACAAGATCATGTAGAATATGAAGTAAGAAGATCTACAAATCCAAATTCAGGATTTGTAAAAATAAATTCATCTCCCATAACAACAACAAATTATTCTGATACTGAAATATCATCTTTAGTTAAATATTATTATAGAGTATATTCAAAAAATATAAAGAATGAATATTCACCAGATTCTCCTACTGTAGAGGTAAAGGCATTGGAACTAATTGGAAGAGCACCTATTGATGGAGGAAAATTACTACCATTTGATCCTAATCCAATAGAACCAATTCTTCCCACAGAACCACCAACAGAACCAACGATTGAACCGTCAACCGAAACTCCTTTTGAACCAATTAAGTCCAGTCCTTGGTTCTACAAAGGAAATGTAACAGTAACTAAAATTAATACTGATAATGATGCTTTAAAAGTAACAAGTAGATCATGGTGTCAAGCTGGAATATCCACACTTGGCAAAGAAAACATAAAACTCAGATTTACTTTTGAGAATAATAACTATGAAGTTAATGAATTTTTAGCGGTTTTGTGTTATATTAATAATGAATGGAAAATCATATTCGTTGGTAGAAACAATGATGGTCCAAGAGAATACGAAATCGATCTAGACGAATCTCTCTCAAATAAGAGTGAAGTTCTAATCAGATTCCACTCGTTTACTACCTCTTTGTCGAGCGACAAATGGGTAAATGTAAGTGAAGTTTCGCTATTCGGTACTTTAATTTAATTTATTTTTGCAATTGCAAGGACAAATGTTAAAAATCTTGCGCCAGAATGAGCAATCTCTTGGTTTCTCAACAGGCCAACATTTACAGCATTTATCCATATCAATGTAAGGTGAATTCTCAACATTTAAACTTCTATGATGAGATTCTGCAACTTCATCTTGTGTAAGAAGTAGATCCAAGCACCTATCATCGACATCAATTGTTGTATGAAGATATTTTTTGTCTTCCATAATTTACCTCTATATTTGTATTTATAAAATAAGAAACCCCCGAAAGTCTCGGGGGTCGGCCTAGAAATACGATTTCTAGGGGGGTGTGTTGGATTTTGCTGAGATTCGCCCAATCTATTCTATGTATAATTAAGATTTTTTGTCTATTTTACAAATTCTTTGACCTATCCATCTCATGCAATTTACTGCCATACTATTACCAATAGCCTTGTATCGTGGACTGTCTGGGCAGTTTTCTTCGTCTTTGCCTCTCCAAGGAATGCGCGTATAATTGTCTGGAAATCCTTGAAGCCTTTCTGCTTCTATTGGAGTGAGTCTACGAACTCTCATCGATGAACTTAAAACTCCATGCGTATCTCTCTCACCAGTATCAAATGCATTTAATGTATTTGCTTCGTTCGCCGGAACCCAAGTTTCATCATCAGTATTTGATTGTGCTCTTTTTGATTTGCGAAATGGAATCGGTTGAATGACACCATGTACATCTTCTTTTGTCAAAGTATACATTGAACCATTGTCAGTGGCTCCAACTCCAACAGGACCACCTGCTTCTGATCTGCCAATAATATTTCCCTGCAGAGCAATAGGTTGCAGAACAGCAGGAAACCGATTCTTTTCTGGCATAGTCTGTCCCTTGCTTAAAACAGCATCAAGAGTCTGGCTTACTTGTCCTCCGTCCCACCAGCATCCTCTTGTGTTATCACTTGATCTAGTGCTTGTTTCAGCATCTCTGGCAGTTTCTTTCCACGACGCTCCGCTCTTCGGAGTATTCCTTGACACGCTTTCTGACTCAAAAAGAACCTTTGCGGCACTTCTCCAGTCTCCAAGATATCCGACAACGAAGCAACGTCTCCGTCGTTGCGGGACGGCATTTGGGAACCCGTCCACTCTGACCCATTGAGCGTCCAACACCCGGTAGGCCCACCCATACCCCAACTCCCCCAACGCCCCGACGAAGGAACCAAAGTCCCGTCCTCTGGAACTTGTAAGAACTCCGGGGACATTTTCCCATACAATCCATCTAGGTCTGAAACGTTGAGCGATTTCAAGAAAAGTAAGCATGAGTCCCCCCCTTGGATCTCGCAATCCTTTTCGCAATCCTGCGATGCTGAAGGATTGACAAGGGGTTCCTCCGACAAGAAGATCAACTGTGCTGGTTGGTATTTCCCATTTTTCATAATTTGTCATATCTCCATAATTAATAATATTAGGATAACGGTATTTTAGAACTTGTGATGCAAAGGAATCTATTTCAGAAAACCCTACTGGCTTCCACCCAAAAGGCTCCCATGCTACGGTAGCAGCCTCAATGCCGCTACAAACACTGAGATATTTCAAAGTCATAATATAAAGTTCTCCACTTGATACAGTATGTATGGACAAGTTTGAAACCCATAATTACATATATACCTTAATATGCTACATGGAAATAAAACATTTTTTAATTTATTAAAAGAGGCAAAAACTGCTAAAGAAAAAGCAGAGGTTATCGCTAAAAGAGGTATGGCTATATATAGAGATCAAATTAAAAATAAAAGACAGGGAACTACATATTTAGCCGTTTCTCACAATCCAGAAGATTTAAATTCTGATCATGGTTATACATCATTAATACACGATGGTTCTCCGGGAATATTACATCTTGCTAGACAATTAAAATTAACTCCAAATATCCATACAGAAGAATTAAATACTTCTTTAGGACGAAAAAGCCACAGCAAAGAAGTATATAGTCCTGCAATATTTTCCAGAATACCCAGAGATAGACATATAGGTGATGAAAGTGCTAAAAGTAATGCTAGAAAAAATGGTGGGATATATATCCCACATCCAAAGCATCGTGATTATCCAGTATTTAAAGCAAAAGCATTAGATCATTTTCCAATAAGGGAAGGAAGTCGAAATAAAAAAAATGAAACGAAAGAGTCTTTATCTTTATTTGCTTTCCATACGGCATTACAAAATGCAGGGTACAAAAGAATAGATCATAGAGATCCTTTAAGATCAAAACCTGGAGAATATTATCTTGGAAAAGGAAAAACTGGAACTGATTTTTATGCTCATACTCATGAAGATGAAAATGGAGTAAGTCATAAGGTTGGAGATGATCCAGAAAAACCATTTGATGTGAAATTTGTAAATCCCAATTCCTCTACAAATACAGGAAATCTTGCTATGGTTTCTTTATTTACACAAAAAAGAAAAGGATTGGCATTTCCTTCTATGAGAACTGCTTTAAAACTTATAGATCCCAGTGGTAAAATGCAAGTATTAAGTAGAAAAAATAATAAAACAGAGGAAGAAAGATTAGAAAATGCAAGAAGAGAAGCAGAAACAAAATTAACTTCAGAAATACAAACAAGACAAAGACAAAGAGAATTAAGAAAAAAAGTATAAGGATTATAAATTATGCCAGCAGTAATTAGATTTGGAGATCCTGTAACTTGTGGAGATAAGGCAGCAAACGGTTCTCCTAACGTTTTTATAAATAATCGTAGAGTTATACGAAAAGGAATTGATAAGACAAAGGGACATTGCTATCCCCCAGTTCCGTTTCTTAAAGGTTCACCTAATGTTTTCGTTAATAATATTCCAGTAGTATTTCAGGGTTCTCCTATTCCAACACATTGTTGTGGAGATAACTGCCACCGTGGAGTGGCTGCAAAGGGTTCCCCAAACGTTTTTGTAAATTAATAAATAGAGAGTAGGAGATAACATGAATACAAATAACATTTTTCATTTTATGAAGTTTAATAAACTTCAACAACAACAAATAAATGAACATATTCCTCTAAATGATAAAGAGGGAGAAATGGCTATGGCAGAATTAAGTAGCGTAATTGAATATGCTAATGAAATTCAAAAAATGCTAAAACCAGAAACCCAAATGGAAGCATGGGTACAAAGCAAAATCACAAAAGCAAAAGATTATTTAGATGCTGTTGCTGATTATTTAAAACATACAGATGGTGCTCTTGAAGAAGCTAAGAATTCTGTTCTCATTGGCAAAAGAAAAAGACTAGATGCAAACAACAACAATAAAATAGATGCAGAGGATTTTAAAATTCTTAGAGCAAAAAAGAAAATGAAAGGCAAACCTCATGGCAAAAATGACTCTAAAAAGAGCTAAACAACTTTATAAAAAAGCTCATATAGGATTGACTCCTTCTGAAGAAGAGGCTGCACACAAGGCAGAAAAATTATTAAAGAAAAAGGGAATAGAAGCTGAAAGAAATGGAAAAAAGTTTTCTTTTTCTCATAAGAAAGGTGAAGTAAAAGAAGCAAAAGACTTTTACCCAGGATCAGGAGAAGTTCATCCAGTTACAGGCGAAATAATTCATGAGCCAGTTCCAGTTAGTCGAAAAGATAAACTGATGAGAATGCTTCGTAGTCTTTTAAAACAAAAGAAAAAACAAAAACCATCAAGCAATGAAAGGTTACCATTCTAATGGCAATAACACCAGAAAACTCATTTAATTTTGATGAATTTCTATCGGATTCAGACTTTGGATTTACCTTTTCTGGATCAGAAGAATTTGAACAAGATCTTGCTCAAGTAGAAAGCGAATGCACTACAAAAATGAAAGCTCTTGAAAAACTTATAATGCCTCTTCTTGCTAATTTAGCAAAGAATCCTGATAAGGAATATATTCTTTGGCCTAATCGTAAAGCAGCAGTTGAAGCACAAGCGAAAAAAATTCTTGCAATTACTAGATCATGAAAACTTATTTTCAATTTCGTCAACAGTTAGATGAAAGAAAACTAACAGGTGCTCTTGTTGCTGCTTCTGGTATTCTTGGGAGTGCTGGCTTTGGTTATGGTATACATGCCAGATCCAAAGAGCAAGTCGCTCCACAAAGACAACAGCAAGTACAACAACAAGTTCAACAGCAACCGAGACAACAAGTTCAACAACCACAGCAACAAAAACAACGTGAAAAAGAAACAATAGAGATGGCTCCAATTGCTGATTCGATTCATCGTTATGAATCACAGGGAGCAGATTATAAAAAAATATCTAGACCATTCAAAGACCATAAAGGAAATTTAACTCTTGGTCATGGACATTTAATTACAAAAAATACTGGAGAAACTTTACAAAAAGTATTTGCTGATGAACATAAAAAAGATCCAAATTTTCATGAAAATGTTCTTTCAGGTAGACAGGGATTGACTAACGATCAAATGAAAAAATTAATGCATCATGATATTAATATTAGAATTCCGCAATTGCAAAAAATGATCCCTCAATTTAATAAAATGCCTACATACCTACAGCAAGAATTAGCATCTGAACACTATAGAGGTGGCATAGGAAAAGCTAAAAAAACACTTGCACACATAAATGCAGGAAAATTTCATGAAGCAGCACATGAATATTTAGATAGTGATGAATATAGAAAAGAAAAACCAGATAACAGTGGAGTTGCAAAAAGATATGATGCTCTTCATAATGCTTTGCTAAAATATCATAACGAAAGAAAAGGAAATTAAAATGGCTAAGGCTAAAAAACAAAGAACAACTTCTCGCGCTAAAGAAGTAGAACATAAAATGAAAACAGATAAAGTATTCGCACAAAAAATGAAAGACGAATATGTTAAAAAATTTGGCGAGATGAAACCAGGTGAAGATAAGTTGCGTGGCGACTCTGCAATCGTTGCTAAAATTTTAGCAAATGCCGAAAAGAGCGGTAAAACAATTAAAGGATATAGTGGTTCTGGCTCTGGTGATAGTTCCAGAAATAGTGAAGAGGAAGAGAAAAAAGAAGAGAAAAAAGATGAAAGCGATGATGAGGTTGTAACGCCAAAGAAAGGCAAAAGATCTCCAGAGGAACAAGAGAAAGCAGTCAAAGAATATTCTGACGTTGCAGCAGAAGCAGAAAAAGCCGGGGTATCTCTTCAAAAATTCCTAAAGAACAAGAAAAAAGTTCAAGAACAAATCGAAGAAACTTCATCAGAAAATGTTGACATGCAACTTGCATCAACATATCTCAACATGATTGCTGAAGCCGAACAAAATAATTTTGTAGCACAAGTAATACAAGAGATGGAAAATATTTTAGAAGAAGGTTTCAGTGATGAAGAATATAACGTGCTATATGAATATATTTTGAATAAACTAGAGGAAACAAAATGAATAACAAATTAAAAGTTTCAGATCACATAAGTTTAACTGAAGATATTCAAAGAATAATGTTTGTTCCTGCTCAACAAAGAACAGGAACAAATGAATCAGATTTTCTTGTAGAAGCAATTTCTACTCTTGAAGAAAAATTAGGAAAAGAATTTACTACAGAAGAAATCAAAGTAATACTTGAAACTGTTGTATATCTTTCTGAAAAAATCATGAAGAAAGGAAAAAAGTTTGTAGTCACCGATAGTGCTGGCGAAAAAACTTTAGGCGTTCATGACTCAAGAAAAGATGCAGTTCGTCAACTACAAGCAATCGAAGCAAGCAAAGCAAGAAGAGGACAATGAACTTTTCTGATTTTAGAAATAAATTGAATGAAGAGGTTATTCTAAGACCTTATTCTGTTCAGGCTCTGGGCAGAAAAAGAAATGTAATGTTAAATACATTACAACTTGACGATGCTGAATTTGCCGGTTGGGTACAAGACCGTCTTTATCGTGTAGCAGAACAAAATAAGATTCCAATTGGTCAATTACCCATAGATTATGTTGTTACAGGATTTCAAAAATGGGAAGATGCTTTCCGCAACGGAGATCAAGCATGGGAATCCTACAAGACTCAGTTCATGGAGTATGAGAAAAGATTTATAGATACAGCAAGAAAGATGATTCAGGACAAGTATGAAAAACCTGGAACATCACCAACAGAACAACCAACTCCTCCGAGTATGGTTAAGTATCAGGCTGCAGACGGTCAATAAAAATTGAGGTTTATATTATGAAAGATGTTTTATTATTAAACGCTTCGGAAGAGGCGATTGGTGTGATAGATTGGTTTAGAGCAGTAAGATTATTAATGACAGGTAAGGCAACTAAGCCATATAATTATGAACATGTTTATGAGATTAAAACTGGAAGTGGAGTATATGAACTTCCTTGCGCAATAGTCTTATTAAAATATGTTCATATTCCATATAAGGATCTGACTCTTACGAAGAGAAATCTTTATATGAGAGATGATATGTGTTGCCAATATTGTGGTTGCAAAGTATCAAAGCCAACAATAGATCATATTATTCCAAGAAGTAGGAATGGAAAAAATACTTGGAATAATTTAGTAACTTGTTGCAAACCATGCAATAGCAAAAAAGCCAATCGAACACCAGAAGAAGCAGGAATGAAGTTACTAAAACAGCCAGGAAAACCAAAATATAATATATTACATATTATAGCAACAGATAAATATGACAATAAAGTATGGGAAAGATGGATACAATATAAATAATTGTATAACAAGGAGACATAAATGAGAGCATCAGATCCAGCTGGTTATGACGGAATAGAAAAATTAGTAGCAGTAACAAATCCCACTGCAACTGGCAGAGGATTACTTCTTACAGCAAGTGCTGCAGGAAATATAACTTTGGATATCACAACAAACGAAGTAGATCAAATTATTAGAAATTATGAAAACGGAACAACTACAGTTGCATATAAACAATTAAAATCAGTTACACTTTACATGGCTGCAAGTACAACAATGATATTACCGATTGTTGGTACTTTTGAATTATCTTCTAGTTCAAATGTAATTGCTTACGTTTTAAGATAATATGATACAAGACAGACGAAAGATTAGAGCAATGAACAATAAAAAATCAGGATGTGGTTGTGGCAAGCCAAAGCCAGAGCAAAAAGGAAAATGATATGAATAAAAGTAGTGTTATGAAATCTTTTTTAAAGTTAAATGGTGGTGAATATCATAAAAGAGATGGAAAATGGTATTGGAAAAAAAATAATGAGGAACATCTAGTAACATCTGGATTTTTATTAAATTATAAACCAATTGTAAAAATAGAAGAACCCAAGCCAGAAATCAAAGAAGAACCAAAAGTAGAAATTAAAGAAGAAATTAAAAAACCAAAACCCAAGAAAAAAGTAGAAGTTAAAAAAGATGAAAACATTCAAGAACTTCATAACGGAAGCAAAGAAGAGGGATTATAAAAAAGAATACGAAAAGTATGGCGGAACGCCTGCTTATCGTAAAAGAAGATCTCTTAGAGTTTTGGCTCGTAGAAAATTAGAAAAGCAAGGTAGAGTTCGTAAAGGTGATGGAAAAGATGTAGATCATAAAAAAGCCCTATCAAAAGGCGGATCTAATGGGCACAGCAATCTAAGAGTTGTTCCTAGAAGTGTAAATAGAGCAAAAGACAATAATTAAAATTCATAAATAAATATAACAATGAAAACATTCTTACAATTTCAACAACTTTTAGAGTCTAAGGCAGATATGCCTTGCAACAAACCAAGAAGATCTACATCTGCTGGTAAAAAGATGATGGTAAAAGCTTGTGAAGGCGGGAAAGAAAAAATAGTACATTTTGGAGCAAAAGGATATGGACACAATTACAGTCCTGCTGCAAGAAAATCATTCAAAGCTCGTCACAAATGTAGCCAAAAGAAATCAAAACTCAGTGCTCAATACTGGGCATGTAAAAAACTCTGGGCAGGTCCAAAAGGATCAAAGAAATCCTGCCCAGAGGGAAGAAAATGTAAATACTAGAATTAGGAGAAAAAATTGAGATACAAGCATCTTAAAAGAAAAATAAATGAACATTTAGAAGATCCTGCACTTTCCAATGCCCAAGAACCTGAGACACCATTGTTTGATGTTGATAATCCAAAGTCTCTTGAAAGAATAAATTTATATCTCAGCAGATTGAATAAAACATCATTTCAAGATCCTCGTTTCGTTCTTACTGCTGTTCGTGCAAAACTAAATCTTATTGGTCTTGATTTCAACTATTATGGAAGAGAAGATCTTGGAGAAACCGAGACATTTGAAGTCAAAAGATATGGAAATGTCACAACTGAAGATCCTACGACAGGAAAAATTAAAAAAGATGATGCTCAAAAATTGAAATTGATTGTGACTACTGCAAAACATGATGATGGTCAAAATATAATTTCAATAAAATTAGTAAACACAGGAGCATCATCAGAAGAAAATTAATATCATGAGTTTTTAATTATGGATTTTACCGTGCTAACCGATGACAACTTTACATTATATGCAATGAAAACATATTCAAATCCTCAATGCAAAAATATAGATGAATTTCATGAGGATATGAACAGAATAAAGTACCTGAAAAGATTATTTAAAAAGTACAAGAGTTCTGGAGTTTTACGTGAAAGACTGATATTGAATCATATAATAATATTTTATAATGTATTCAATACTGTGCCTGCAACTAGATTATTATTCAATAGAATTGAGCCTGAATTTCATTCTTGTTTGAAAACTTTTATAGTATATTTGAACTTATTACCGAGTAAAATACCTGAGTTAGATTTAGTAAAAATTCCAATAGAAATGAGAATAGCAAACAAATTGAGAGAGATATGAACCTCATACTAGAAGATCTAAAAAGATGGTTTAAAGAAAAATGGACAGCCCAAGACGGCTCAAAATGTGGTTCTTATGAGGGCAAGGGTAGAGTTAAATGCCGCCCATCTAAAAAAGTATCAGGTAAAACTCCCCAGACCTGGGGAGAAATGAGCAAGAAACAAAAGAAAAAAGCAGTTCGTTTAAAACAAAAAGCCCATAGAAAAGGTCATCAATTTAGCAGCCACAAAACAGGCGAAACCTGGAAAGCAGACAAAGGTAAATATACTGCTTCAGTAAAAGAAGAATGGAATCCAAAGAATAAAAAGAAACATGCTGCCTGCAAAGCCAAGATCAAGGCAAAAGTAAAGGTATGGCCTTCTGCATATGCAAGTGGCTTGATGGTTCAATGCTATAAGAAAAAATCAAAGAAAAAATTGTCAGAAAGTGCTGAAAGAGATGAAATATTGAACTACATGAAGAGTTCAATGAAAAATCCACTGAGATTTTATTATCTTCTTCTCTTATCTGGTGAACCGGCAACTGAAGCACAAAAAACATTATATAATCTAAAATTCCCAATTGTAAGAACTGCAAATTATGAAATTAGAAAAAAGATGATGAAATTGTTGACAAGGATCATAGATCTTATGGTAACAGATCCAATACTTTATTCTAGATTGCGTTCACTAGCCATGGGAAAGAAATTAAATATAGACGAAGAAATGGGAGTTGGAACATCTGCAATACCTGCAGTATCAGCAACACAAGATGGAAGTATTGAAACACCACCTGTCGCTGCAGGGATAGTATCTGCAATGCCACCAAAAAAGAAAAAAAGAATACCAGATCCTATTCTTAAAATGATGTTTAGACAAGGAGATAGACCATGATAGCACCAGAACTACTTTCGATGTTAGGAGGCGGAGTAGCAGGTTTTCTGTTCCGTTTCTGGGCACAAAAAAGCCAAGATCAAAAGGAGATGTTTGAACGTCTTCTTAAAGCAAACACACAAACAACTGAGAATCAAGAAAAAGCAGCCAAAAGAGTTCCTATTGATATTGGCAAAGGAGTAAGACAACTTATAGTTCTTACTGTTCTTTTCGGGACAATAGCAGCACCATTCATTCTACCTTTCTATGGATTACCAACATATGTTGAAGTTGATACTGTCAATCCAGAGGGATTGTTTGGATTGTTTCCTGAATATTCTAAGAAATTTTTCGTAGAAATTAATGGATTTGTTTATACTTCAGAAAATAGACAAATTCTACTTAGCATTGTTGGATTTTACTTCGGCAGTGCAGCAGCAAATAACAAATCATAAGGAGTGAATTATGTATAGATTATTGTTTTTAGGATTGTTCTTACTTTTTGTTGGTTGTAATACAACTCCAGAAATTATTCCAGACCCACCACCAGATAGCCCAGTTGTTATGAAATTAAAGAATGACATAGTTACTGGTAACGCAACCACATTCTGGGGATGGATTCTTTGGTATGTTCCTGTTCTACTTCTTGTGGTAGCATGGGCATACAGAGAGTTCTTCTATAAGCCAAAAAAGAATGGAATTAATCACGATAAACAAGATACTCAAGTAGTTGAGTAATTGATATTATCAAATAATTTTTTACAAATAAAATAGGAATCTACGATATCCGATATCGGACTTCCTATATCTTTTTTCTCATAATTCATTCTAATTCGGAGATCTACACCTGTCTCCAGCATGAATGATTTATACATGGTTTCTTTATCTGCATTTCCCTTACCAGTTGCATATTTCTTGGCTACTGTTGGTTCAACTATAGTCACAGGTATTCCCATCTCATATAATTTATATTTAAGAACTCCTGTATTTTCTGCAATATGAAATACCTTACCAGTTGAATTGTAAGAATATCCTTCTAGTGCGACTTGTTGACACCCTAATACAATCTCAAGAGCCCAGTCTGCTATGGACTTGTATCTTTCTACTTCGCTATTCCAATCGTTAAAATTTTCACCTATTAGATTATAGGTGTGTAAATCCTCTACAGTATACTTTTTCGTATCTGTTAAGTAATAAAATGTGCAATGGTCAAAGGAGAAGAAATCTCCGTTGAATACGCAAATGCTAGGTCCGCACAATGAATAATCTATTCCTGCTATTATCATACAAGAATATTTATCCAATAAAAAAAGCCACCCGAAGGTGGCTTTGTTAATTAACTGTCTTTTTATCGACAGTTAGGTAAAACAACAGGTACTGCGCACCCACCAGTCCAGACTGGATAGTAGGGTACAATCGGTTGTGGATATGTAAAATAGGCAGGTGCTCCGATTGCCATTTGCTGGGTTGTGGCTGCAACTGGTACTTGGGTAGGGAAAGGCCAGGTAGTTGGTCCACAGTAGCCAGTATAGGTTACTGGATAGAATCCAGATCCAGCATATGCTCCAGAATATGCACCATATCCATTTGATGCCCCTACTGCTACTGATGTTCCACCACCAGAATAACCAAAACTAAATGCTGATTGGGCACGGGAAGGAGCAGTTAGAAATGCAACTGCTAGGCATACAATAGAAACCAGATACTTCAATTTGAACTCCTTGTGGAACGGCGAGGACGGGAATCCATAGAATCAGCAACATTATTTGAAAGTTCATCCAACTTACTCTCAAGCTTGTCAATTCTCATTTGAATACGCTCTTCTTGATGCCACTTTCTTTCGTTTTCAATGTCACGCTCATGATTATTATTAATGTCATTCAAATACATCATAATAAAAATAATAATACATGAAATGAAAGAAATTCCTGCTGCAATCTCAAAATATAGTGTCATTTTATTTCCTTTCGTTGGGTTTATTGTACCACACTAATTCAACATGTCAAGAACTAACTAGATCAACCATCTCACACTTATCGCCGGTGCAGGCAAATGTCTGCGTTCCAGATGTTTGGTCTTGCTTCTCATAATTCTTTAGAAGTGACCAATCAACATTCTTTGGCATTCTAGCCAACATTTCTTCATACTCTTCTTTTGTGCAATCCTGGTATGGAGCCTGACGATATGAATGGTCAGAATGAGGAAGGAATGAAATACCGCTAATATCATCGAAGTGCTTATATACCCAAGCACCAACTTCCATCCATTCGTGCTCCTTTACTGTTACTGTAATACTTGGCTTATGTTCACACCAGAACTTCTGATAAGCAAGCCATAGATTCAAATGTTCAATTGCAGTCATATCACTTCGTGTTACAGAACCTTCAGCCTTCATTGGAAATGAGAAGACCATTACATTATCTGGTTTCATCACGCATGGCTCATGTGGGAATCCCATCTCCATCATCATGCTGCAAAGAGGATCCTTTCGATCTGCACGAACTGTACGAATGTAGTATTCGTTGTGTCGAGCATGAATACCTGAAGCAGCATCAGTCAATTGTGATACTGTACCAGATGGTTTGATACAAGTAATTGCAGCAGCCTGATTGATCTTAATCTTCTTAGCCCATTCCTTATTTGTATCAATTGCTGTTTGCTTGAGTGTTGTTAAAATTTCAGGTAACTTAGATCCATTTATTCTAAGCATTTCATTATCCATGATACCAGTCAACGATACACCAAGCAATGCTTCCTCTTCGCAATTATTCTTCCATTCCGAAGAAAGATATGGAAAATGAGTCAAAGATGCTTGCCATGTTCCTAGAATAGATGCCAGACGAATCTTTCTCTTGAGTGATTCTACTGTATCTTCCTTGCGAACTATAACTTCTGTAAGATTGCAGAATTCACGATCACGAAGAATGATTTCTGAACATGGGTTTGTTCCGAAATCATAGTTTGGATCACGGCGATCTCCAAGTTTTTCTACAGTCTTTTTACAGGCATCACGATTGAAGATACCACGCTCTCCACTCTTGCTCTTATAAAGAGAAACCCATTCTTCCATATAAACGCCAATTTCAGGCTTCTCTTTGTAGGCTACTGAATTGTTGGAAAGTGCTCGTTGTGGATTTGCCTCCCACCAAGCACCAACCTTGGCTTCTCTCATCCGCTCATCCGTGAGATTCGATAGGCTAATAAGAGCAGATCTACGGACTCCTCCCACCACCACAATCTCTGCAATTTTACATACGATATCGTGGCATTCGATCGAAGTGAGCTTTCTCCCTGCTGCTCTCTTAAAAGTATCACAGGTGAACCTGAAAAGATCATCAAGGGGCTTTGGACCGGAGGCTCTTCCACCAAATACTTTGAGCCTCGCACCAGCAGGACGTATTTTCGATAGGTCCCATTTTGGTATTTGACCACCAATGAGTAGGGAGATAAGTTCTTTGTAAGCTTTAGCCCAGCCACCTTTAGAATCCTGTACAACAATCGTGGTGTCTGAATTAGTAAATTGTTCAGCAATTGTAGGGAGTTTTTCAACATATTGCCTTTCTACCGAGAAACCAACTCCGGTTCCACACATTAAAACGTAAAGTATTTCATCAAATGCACGAACTCTATTTACTGCAACGTATGAGCAATTATATCCAGCAGTGTTGTCACGGTGAAGTGCTTCGCCTGCAGTCATGAGTGCTCTCATGCTTGGCATGATCTCAAGATTCAAAACAGCAGTCTCAAGTTCAGAACGAAGATCCTTTGAAAGAATGAACTTATGATTCTCCTTCAAGTGATTTTCAAAGAAATCAAAATATCTTTTTACTGTCTCTTCCCAAGTTTCTCTTCTATTTTCACTTTCAAGCCATCTTGAATAACGTGAAAGGTGAATGAAATCTTGATATAGAGTCGGTAAATTCTTCATATTTTGTTCTCCCAATGATAAAGCGGTACAGTATGTAGCCAAGTGTAAAAATGCAACGAATAAAGATTTTGAATCAACTTATTTTATTATTTTTAAAAATCATTACTCCATTGCGATACCAAGGATTGTCCAGTATAATTTCATAAGAATCTGAATCTGACAGTACTTCATTTCTTATTTGTTCACATTTTCTTGAAGTAGTATCATCTAATCCGATAAATAAAGATCTGTCTTTCAATTTTAAATATTCTGAATAAGTTGAAAATTCACCACCATCAAGAAAGAGAAAATCTATTCTTTTCGGAATTTTACTCAAGACATTTGGACATTTTAGAAATGCATTGAGATCCTGTTCGAACCATAATTTTTCGTCAGGATGATAACACCCTAGATGTTTATCATCCATTTCTTGAACATCAATAATTCTACCCCAAACAAACTTTGCCCAGTTAGGCAACATATCTTTCCAAATTTGAACTGCGGTAGAATGCATATTCAATTCCGCTTCAAGACTAAGAAACGATATTTCTTTCTTATTAGAATCGGATAGACCACGAATGATACATTCGGTGCTTCCCAATCCTTTCCATGTGCCTATTTCTACAACAGTTTTTATTGATGAATTTTTCAGACACAATTCATACAACTTGTGTCCAAATTGACTTTCTAACTTTATTTGTCCATATTCTTCCATAAATTATAAATTATTTGCAGCCATATACTCATCAATCTGCTCATGTGAATTCAACAACGAAATTTGTTCTCTTTTTTGTCTTAAAGATAATATATTTTCTGTAATCGTATCTATACAGCAGTTATCATTTGTAGAACATGAACATTGAAATTCTTTTGTAATCTCAAAACTAATTGCCCTTCGTTCTTCCTGTGTTAAAATCATTAGTAAAGTTTCTTTACGATCATTAACACTCAGATCCTTAACACCCCATACAATCTCTACAGGAGTCTTGCTAGTATCAAAATAATACCCCTCTACAATTTGTCTATTTGGAATAGGATTTGCTAATATATCCACTGCTTCACGCCAATCACCTTCTCTGTTTGGATTGTAACCCAAACATTCAACTACTACACCTTCTTCAACACGTACCCAATAATTTGCCATTTTCAGTCTCCTTTTTGCTGTATCTTGAATTTAATTCTTCTTTCAATTCAATCATTGGAGCATTCCAAGAACCATATTTAGTTTGTCTAAAAAGTCTAACGGAATCGTAATATGGAGTCCTATTTCCTGGTACTGCCCATAAGTAATAATGTAAAACAGGAACAATTATCCAAGTATCTATTCCCATTGCTCCGCTCATGTGTGCAATACTTGTGCACGATGATACAACTAAATCACATTTTGATAGTTCTGCACGGGTGTCCTCCCATGAATCCAAACGCACCTTCCTCATCCACGGCGGAGTCTCGTCTATTCCCTCATCACGCTGTAAGCATACAAAGTCTGCGTCTATCCCATCAAATGCCTTGAAAAACGGCTTTAAAGGAAATCTGCGATTCTGTTCGTGCTCAAATTTTGGATTTCCCCACCATCTTATTCCGATAGTTGGTCTTTTACTTGGATTTGATATATACATTTTTGGAATATATGGTTTACCACTAATATCTGGATATTCATACCCAAGAGGGAGAAGTACAGACATGGCAGGAACCCACCAATCATGATAAACACCCCCTGCAGCTTCATGTTGAATGATTGTTTTTATCCCTTCACAACATTTTACTACAGGAAATAATTCAGGTGAACATGCCACAATTACGTCACACCCTCGGCGCGTTATATCTTTAATATATCTAAGCGCATGTATTTGATCTCCAAGTCCTCCCTCAAGATAATAAAGAATAGTTCCCATTCCTTTTCCGTCCCATATTTGAGTTGGAACAGGAGGTTTGGGATTTCCGAAACATTTATCATAACGACCACGGGAAAGATATTCCATACCTTGTTGTAATTTATTTTGTCCTAAAGCAAACCATCCCATATTAAATGCAATTTTGTTGCATATTGGATTTTCTTTTTGTGCTTCGCATAAAATTTTATATGCTTGTTTTGATTTACCCTGCATAGAAAGACGTACTGATTGATCAATTTTTTTAGGAATTACTGAATCAAAAGATTCACCTTTCCAAAACTTTGGAGGATCAAAATTATCATAATGATATCCCAATATTTCTTTTGCACTAATATTATGTTGTCTCTCAAGGCGAGAACCAATTTTGTGAAGATTTGGAATACCCCATATTTCATCATCTCGTTCTGCTACTACTTGAGTATCCAAAGAATTAAAATTATAGACATGGGAATTTATATTTAAAAATGTGTGAATACGATTCATCTGTTCTTGTGGATTGGTAAGAAGATCCTCATAGTCTACAAACAAAAAACAATCAGGATTTTGTTTGTATCCATTATAAAGAGTAGCATATGAGGTTTTAAGATGTTCAACTAATTGTGAGTCAAATAGAAATGTTTGAAGATCAGTAGGTTTTGCAAGTCTTACAAATGATGCTGCACATTCTGCAGGATGTCTAACTGTTGCAATAATTTTTGGTTTTTTACCAAGAACTTTTTCTAAAGTATTCACAATTTGAGGATTTGCCCATCCGCGACTTTTATCTATTATAATTGGTTTATGTATGGATTCATATTTTGTGTACATCACAGATTTTAATAAACTATAAACTTCATGTTTATCTGTTTTTTGTGTATGAATCGCAGGAGAAGATTCCCATGCATTGCATACTGCACCCATAAGATCTATAAGCCCACTAGTAGTGGTAGAATGTATTTCAGGATGTTGAGTTAATAGAGAAGATAAAACAGTTGAACCGCTACGTGGAATTCCAGCTAAAAAATGCACAGTATTATTCATAATAATTACTCCATAATATATATGTGAAACTAACGAGTTCCCATGGTATGAGTAGAACTAGGTCCTGTTACAATTGTTTTCCAATCTGTATCTGTACCTATTTGCACAGGAGAATTTACTCTAAAAGCAGGATTATCGAATCCTAATGCATATTGTGCATTATTTCCCCAAGCCCAAATTGTTCCGTTTGTTTTAATAGCTATGCTACCCAAACGCATTGCCCCTACAACTGCCCAGTCTGTTGCAGTTCCTATTTGCACTGGTGATGATCTATTTGTTAAATCTCCTAATCCTAATTGACCAACATTATTATATCCCCAACTCCACATTGTTCCATTAGTTTTCAGAGCAATAGTATGATATCTTCCTACTGCTGCAGAAGACCAATCTGTTAGAGTTCCTATTTGGACAGGACTACTTGTAGCATTTGTTCTGGCTGTTTGTCCTCTTGTACTACCTCCCCATGCCCATAAAGATCCTGTTGTTTTTATTGCTATTGTAAAATCTGTTGATGGAATTGCAAAAGCCCAATTTGCATCTGTACCTACTTGAACTGGAGAAGAACGGTCTGTTGTATCTCCAAGACCTAAACGTCCATTTAGATTTCTACCCCAAGCCCATAAAGTTCCACCAGTTTTAATTGCCATTGTGTGTTCAGTTCCTGCATTTGCCTTTGACCAATCTGTTGCAGTACCTATTTGAACAGGAGAAGAGCGATTTGCGGTATCTCCAAGACCTAAACGCCCATTTCCACCAGAACCCCAAATCCATAAACTACCACCAGTTTTTAAAGCAACTGTATGAAGGTTCTGACAAGATACAAATGACCAATCTGTTTGTGTTCCCACCTGAACTGGACTACTTCTATTTACGCCTCCAATTACTCCGAGTCCTAATTGAGCAGAACCATTAGGTCCCCAAGCCCACAAACTTCCACTAGTTTTAATTGCAAAAGTATTTGTGTATCCAGTCATTACAAAAGACCAATCTGTTGATGTTCCTACTTGAACTGGAGAAGATCTAGTTATTCCATCCGATAATCCTAATTGCCCATACTGATTAAATCCCCATGCCCATAAGGTGTTATTAGTTTTTATAACAGATCCATGACGGGTTTGATTAGAATTTAAAGTGGACCAATCTGTACCTGTACCTATTTGAACTGGAGAAGATCTACTTGTAACTGGAAAAAATCCTAATTGTCCAGATGAGTTTAATCCCCATCCCCACAAAGTTCCATTTGTTTTAGTTGCTAAAGTATGGTTTGCTCCAGAAGATATAAGTGACCAATCTGTATCTGTGCCTACCTGTACAGGAGAAGATCTATTTGTTAAATCTATCAATCCTAATTGTGCATTATTATTACGACCCCAAACCCATAAAGTTCCATTTGTCTTAGTAGCAACTGTGTGTGATCCTCCAGAACTAATTTTATTCCAATCACTACCTGTACCTATCTGCACAGGAGAAGATCTATTTGTTAGATCTCCTAATCCTAGTTGACCATAACTATTACGACCCCAAGCCCAAAGAGTGTTGGTAGTTCTAATTGCTATTGTATGGTTATCTCCCGGACTTACTTTAGACCAATTAGTATCTGTACCTACCTGTACTGGTGAGGAACGACTATTAATGTTTCCTGATCCTAAACGACCATAATTACCAGCACCCCATGTCCATAAAGTTCCTGTGGTTTTAATTGCACCTGTAAAATTATTGGAAGTAGATACAGAAGCCCAATTTGTGTCCGTGCCTACTTGAACAGGGGATGAATAACTAGTAGTATTTCCAAGTCCTAATGCACCAAATGTTGAAGCAGAACCCCAACCCCAAAGAGTACCTGTAGTTCTAATTGCCATTGTATGATCTCCACCTGCACTAGCAATAGACCAATTTGTATCAGTACCCACTTGAACTGGTGAAGATCTAGCTGTTGTATCTCCAAGACCTAATCGCCCACTGGAATTAGCACCCCAGGCCCATAATGTGCCATTTGTTTTAGTGGATAAAGTATGTGTTCCACCAGTTGTTATAATAGACCAATCTGTATCTGTACCTACTTGAATTGGAGAAGTTTTATTTGTTGCATCTCTTAACCCTAATTGTCCCGATGTATTGAATCCCCACCCAAATAGTCTGAAAGTTCCAGATAAAGTAGGTTTTATAATCCATCCTCTGAAATTAGGAATAATCATGTTGTCAAATTACCAGCAACATTAAATATATTTGTAGCATAACAAAATAATGTTGCTGCTCCATGTTGTGCTGAAATCTTCAATCCACTTGCAGAATTAAGTGTAGTTCCAGATGCTACAAATGTAACTTGACCTGCCCCTGCTTGTATTACTGTACAACTAAAGCCTGCTGTCCCTACTGTAGTACTTACTGTTAAATTTTGTGGAGTTGCAGCATCTATTACTATTATTTTTCCATTATCTGTTGTTCCTAGTGAAAAACCAGCTCCAGTGGCTCCAACAGAAGAAGATGTTACTCTGTAACCTTCATTTGCAGTCATATTTCCTGTTAAAGTTACATCATCATTTGTTATAGTAAATCCACCAGTAGCTCCTGCAACACCATTATTATTAAATATTATTTGAGTATTTGAACCTGCTACTGGACCAGTGGCACCTGTTGTTCCTTGAACACCAGTTGCACCTGTGGTTCCTTGAAGACCTGTGGCACCAGTTGCACCAGTGGTTCCTTGGACACCAGTTGCACCTGTGGTTCCGGTTGCACCCGTTGCTCCTAGACCAGTTGCACCTGTGGTTCCTTGAAGACCTGTGGCACCAGTTGCACCAGTGGTTCCTTGGACACCAGTTGCACCTGTGGTTCCGGTTGCACCAGTTGCTCCCAGACCAGTTGCACCTGTGGTTCCTTGAAGACCTGTGGCACCAGTTGCACCAGTGGTTCCTTGAACACCAGTTGCACCAGTGGTTCCGGTTGCACCAGTTGTTCCTTGAAGACCTGTGGCACCAGTTGTACCGGTTGCACCTGTGGTTCCTTGAACACCCGTAGCACCAGTAGCACCTGTGGTTCCTACAATCTGTGTATTCTTCCAAAGACCATCACCAGAGTTGTATACTAAAACATCGCCATTTGATAATGTTCCACTATTAATCAAAACATTATGGAGTTCTTCTATTTCAAAACCATTTTGAATTATTACAATTATTTCTCCTGATGAAGCATTTACTTTCACCACATAACCCAAGAAAACTCCGTGGGCGGGTTGTGTTGGTCGTGTTTGAGTAAATTCACCAGCAGTTTGAGAAAGCCATATTGCTCCCCCTTCAGTCAATCCTAAAGTATTAAGACCACGTAAAATACCAAATGTTATGACATAACCATCTGCACCATTAGCGATAGTTTCTGCAGTAAACCCTAATGTCTTGCTTGAAGTAGGTTCTGTGTCTGCATCAGAAAGAGCAACTGTTGGTTTCTGCCCTTGTGCACCAGTAATATAAACAACTTTGCCTTTAGAAATTGAAGATGCTGTATTATTATTTACGAGAACAAATTGAGATTGACCAATCAAATTTGTTACATTTGCATTCAAAACAACTTCAAGTCCACCATCCCCGTCATTCCACTGCAAAGCACCGGGAGTTGTAGATGGGGTTTCTGGTGTAGTATCAAAAAGTATATAATCAGGAGTTGAAATTGAATTTATATTAGTTAAATCTCCTGATGGAATAGGACCAGTAGCTCCTGTGCTTCCCTGAATACCTGTGGCACCAGTTGCACCTGTGGTTCCTTGAACACCAGTGGCACCAGTGGTTCCTTGAACACCAGTTGCACCTGTGGTTCCGGTTGCACCTGTGGTTCCTTGAAGACCTTGAACACCAGTTGCACCAGTGGTTCCTTGAACACCAGTCGCACCAGTGGTTCCAGTTGCACCAGTTGCTCCTAGACCTGTAGCACCTGTGGTTCCTTGAAGACCTTGGACACCAGTGGCACCAGTGGTTCCGGTTGCACCAGTTGTTCCTTGAACACCTTGAACACCAGTAGCACCTGTGGTTCCTTGAAGACCTTGGACACCAGTGGCACCAGTGGTTCCGGTTGCACCCGTTGCTCCTAGACCTGTAGCACCTGTGGTTCCTTGAAGACCTTGAACACCAGTTGCACCGGTAGCACCAGTGGTTCCTTGAACACCAGTCGCACCAGTGGTTCCGGTTGCACCAGTTGCTCCTAGACCTGTAGCACCTGTGGTTCCTTGAAGACCTTGGACACCAGTGGCACCAGTGGTTCCTTGGACACCAGTTGCACCAGTAGTTCCTTGAAGACCTGTGGCACCAGTTGCACCTGTGGTTCCTTGGACACCAGTTGCACCTGTTGTGCCTGTAGCACCAGTTGCTCCTAGACCTGTTGCTCCAGTAGTTCCTTGAAGACCTGTGGCACCAGTTGCACCTGTGGTTCCTTGGACACCAGTTGCACCTGTTGTGCCGGTTGCTCCTGTTGCTCCCAAACCAGTTGCACCTGTAGTTCCTTGAAGACCTGTGGCACCAGTTGTACCTGTAGCACCCGTGGTTCCTTGAAGACCTGTTGCACCTGTAGTTCCTGTAGCACCTGTGGTTCCTTGAACACCAGTTGCACCTGTGGTACCTGTAGCACCTGTAGTTCCTTGTGGTCCTTCTACATTTGCATTAATTGTTGTTACCACATAAGAAATGGTTCCATTACGATAATAACTGGTTAATGTTGGAGTTCCTGCAGTGGATTGAGCGTATAATGTTGCTCTTATGCGGCTATTAGTATCTGTTAGCGTTGTTACTGGAACATATCCAGAAAAGTCAAAAATTGATGATGTAGAACTATTAATAATTGTACCAGATGCATAACTTCCACTTAAAAGAGTACTTAAAACAGTAGTTCCATCTGATGCAACTTCTTCTATTACAGTCCAAAACCTTACATCTTGATTTCCTGAACGGCTTGCATATAGCCATGTGTTCCAATTTCCACCTACTATTGCTGTAACTCCGGGTTCACCAACATCAGTCACAAAAGATCCAATTTGAGTTGGTGTAGTGCTATTTGTGCTAGTTGTAACTGTTGTTTGTGTGGCGGTATTTGGTATTTTTAATAAACTTCCAGAAACAGGGCTAGAACCACCAGCAGTATCATAATAAAGAACCAAACCAGATGAAATACCAGTTAATCCCTGTGGACCAGTAGCACCTGTTGGACCTGTGGCACCCGTGGCTCCCAGACCAGTAGCACCAGTGGTCCCTTGAACACCAGTGGCACCAGTTGCTCCAGTGGTTCCTTGAACACCAGTTGCACCAGTGGTTCCTTGAAGACCTGTGGCACCTGTAGCACCAGTGGTTCCTTGAACACCAGTCGCACCAGTGGTTCCAGTTGCACCAGTTGTACCTTGTAGACCAGTTGCTCCCGTGGTTCCTGTTGCTCCAGTGGTTCCTTGAAGACCTGTAGCACCCGTAGTTCCTTGAAGACCTGTGGCACCTGTTGCACCCGTAGTTCCTTGAACACCAGTTGCACCTGTTGTTCCTGTTGCACCTGTAGTTCCCGTTGCTCCAGTGGTTCCTGTTGCTCCAGTGGTTCCTTGAAGACCTGTAGCACCAGTGGTTCCTTGAAGACCTGTGGCACCTGTAGCACCTGTTGCACCCGTAGTTCCTTGAACACCAGTTGCACCTGTTGTTCCTGTTGCACCTGTAGTTCCCGTTGCTCCCGTGGTTCCTGTTGCTCCAGTGGTTCCTTGAAGACCTGTAGCACCTGTTGCACCACTAGTACCTTGAATTCCTACTGGACCAGTAGTTCCTTGAACACCAGTTGCACCTGTAGCACCCTGAATACCTGTAGCACCAGTGGCACCTTGATTTTGTGAAATATATGAAATAATTTGCCAAGCAACACCATTCCATTGCCATACTTTATCCCCGAAGGGATAAGTATGATTTAGTTGTGGATTATTTGGAAAATTAATTGGCATATATTTCTCTTTATATAATAGTATTTATATTTGGTAATTTGTTAATTTCTTGATACTATACCCATAACTTCTATCCATTGCTCACTATCCACATCCCCATCAGTATCCAATTCAACAAGATATAAATATAAAATTCCACTATTCGTATCTAACCATAAATCTCCATTATTTTTAGCTTCTGGCGGAACTGTATCATTAGTAAATCTGACTCCAATAAATGTAGAGCCAGATGTAATTGGACCAGTTGCACCGGTAGCACCAGCAAGTCCTGTCGCTCCAGTTGCACCAATTTCTCCTTTTGGTCCTACAATACCAACAGGACCAGTTACTACTGACCATTTCACTCCATCATATCTCCAAGTGATAAGACCAATAGTATGAGTTACATTTAGTAATGGATTATTTGGAAATCCTGCCATTAAATTATTCTCCAACTTCCTCTGTATATAAATTGCATGGATTCAAAATTTGTACTTAATGTTATATTACTTTGCCCATCAATTAGAGTTCCACCAGAACCTTGAACCACAATTCCTTTTCCTGTATTTTCTATTAATCCTGATTCATCTTTTACTACTATTATCTTTCCGACATCTGGAGATGGTGGTAAAGTAATTGTAGAAATACCATCATAGTTTACTCCAATGTAATAATCATTGCTGAGAGCAGAATAATTAGAACTTTCTACCAATACTGTATTGAAAATTGGTGCAATTGTAGAAAGTGTTGTTGATATTTGTACCCATTGTGATGAATCACCATCATCAATATAAACATAGTAACCACCAGTTGTACTATGAAACCATCTATCACCATTTATTGGATTTGCGGGAACAGATTCTGAATATGTAAATCTATTTGTAGTTGGTGTTCCACCACCAGATATATCAATATTTACATGTTTTCCGTTTGATGAAACAGAAGAGATTCCAGTTCCTGTAAAATTGATTGAGTGAACTGCAGAACTTAATTTCACTCCTTCATGCTTTATCATTACATTTCCACCACCACCACTTTGAATTAAGTTCTGTTGTCCTTGTGTAGTGGTTGATAAGAATTTTTGTTCAAGTTTTATTGTTTTAGTTTCAGAATCATAATTCAATGGATATACAGCAGAAAGCAATCCAGTTTCTCCGGTTGCTCCTGTATCTCCTTTGTCTCCCTTGTCACCTTTTGGACCTTGTGGTCCTACTAGTCCTTGAGGTCCGATTGGTCCAGTTGATCCAGCATCTCCTTGTGGTCCTTGCTTTCCATCAATTCCATCTTTACCGGAATCTCCTTTGTCTCCCTTATCGCCTTTTGGACCTTGTGGTCCTACTAGTCCTTGAGGTCCGATGGGTCCAGTTGATCCGACATCTCCCTTATCACCTTTTGGTCCTTGTTTTCCGTCAATTCCGTCTTTACCAGAATCTCCCTTATCGCCTTTTGGACCTTGTGGTCCAACTGGTCCTTGAGGTCCAGTTGCACCATCATTTCCTTTTTCTCCTTTATCTCCAGGCCAACCACTTTCTCCGGTTTCCCCCTTATCTCCCTTATCTCCTTTGTCACCTTTATCGCCCTTCGGTCCTGTCTCTCCTCTTAATCCTTGTGGTCCTTGTGGTCCAGGAATATTTTCTTTGATGAATTGTATTTCTGGTGTTTTTGCTATATTTACCAATTCAACTATACTATTAAATTTGTTATCAATAACATCTAACTGTTTATCAGTAAAGATGATTGGTTCAGGTTCTATTATTTTTTCTTCAACAATTTCTTCAAATATATCCTTGTTTATATTTTTACCTGAAATTAAAATAGCAGAATTGTTTGAATCTTTAAAATAAACTTCACCGATTCCCCCAAATTTTATTGCCTTATAATTTTGATTCTTACATTCTTTTTCAGATATTAATGTAAAAATATCACCTTTCTTATAAGGTCCAATATTTTCAGTTAGACGAAAAGAGGTTCCTGTTGAATACTTACCTTCAAATATTTTTTTAAAGGTATTATATAATTTTTGTTTTGGAGGAATATATTCTAGTTCTTCAAATATTTCTTCATTTATTTTTCTACCTGAAAATAAAATTGGAACATTTTTAGAATCTAAGAAATAAACTTCTCCAAGACCACCAAATTTTATAACATTATGTTTTTTATTTACACAATCATTTTCATCAATTAATGTAAAAACTTCGCCTTGTTTATAAGGTCCAAGGTCTTTTATTAATTTAAAGGTTCTTCCTTTTTCGTATTTGCCTTCAATTAATTTATGGTATACAGTATTTTTAGAAATTTGCATATTGATAAAAATCCTACATACCAATATTTATATTAATTTGAAGGTATGTTATTTGGCATATTTGTTAAAGCTTCCCATGAAGCAGGGAAAAACATGCTTATAATTGAAGAAATACCCATAGCATATTGTTGTACTTCCCATTGAGCGTGTGTATCCACTCTTTGACTATAAACTCTTGCATATGCAGAAAGAGAACCAGTCCACCACCATTCTGTGTATGTGCCTTGTGGTAAAACTGCTCTAGCCTGTTCTGGAGCAATATTGTTAGTAATTAATTTATTATAAAGTTCTAATGCTTTTTTATTATGTTGTTCAGTCTCAATATTGAATTGTTCAACTAAATTATCATCCAAAATAAAATCAGAACTTCCTTGTTTTGCCCCATTTGTAGGGGCACCTCTCCAAAATGGAACATAAACTTCTGGTTCAAATGTAACATATCTTCTACTAATTTCATTTTCAGTAAATCCGACTTTATGCTTAAAAAGTTGTGTACGAACAAAAATAGGTGCTTTGATCCTTAATGTGATTTGTGGGTGTGCAAATGGAGTCCAATGCTTGTGCTTGGCAAGATAGGTTATGAGTTTCTTATCTTTGTCTGAAAGAGCCTTATTCTTCCATTCTCCTTTCCAATCCTGCTCTCCATCCCAATCACTTTGTTTATTAAAAGACACTCTTGCAGCATTTACAACTGTGAGATCACCCCCCAGGTGATCAATATATTCAACATATCCTTTATCCAGAACATCAATTTTCTTCATTTTTATTTTCCTCTTCATCCTGATAATACATTTTAATACCACTAACATCCTCTTGAGTGAATGTCATCGCATAATCTACCGCTCTTTGCCAGAGATCTTTGTCATTTTGTTTTATATAATTTGAAAAATGACTACTAAATGTTGCATATGCTTCAAACATTTTTTGAGCATATGCTATTTGTTGCTCTTCACTCAAGTTTCCCAATTCCTCTGGATAACTTTCATATGAATAATCTTCAAAATCTTCTTCATTATTATTCGTCATTATTTTCCTCTTCTGAATTATCTTTAATTTCAAAATCCAATATGACAAAACCGGTTAGATCAGAAGCATATTCTGCTGCTCTTTTATATAAATTTTCATCTGTTGTCTTGACATACTCATTGAAAAATAATAGATAATCCATCATTAATAATTTAAAATTATCATCATTCATCAATTCTTCAAGGTTTCCCTCAAAATGCTGTTGATCTTGTGTTTCGTCGTCTAGGTTGTCTTCTTCCATTTTATTACCCTCATTTTTGCTTCAGGACCCTTGTAACTATTATTAAGAATCATTTCTTGAATTTGCATGGAAGATAACCCAGACAAAATCATGTCGTTGATGTCTTTTTGTTTTACTTTTTCAGGCCAAATACAGACTCTTCTATTACTATCTATCAGATCTATCATTTGTTGAATAACATTTAAACTTCTAGGTTCATTATCCAACACAAAGATAGCATTATCATAATTAACAGAGTCAACATTATTCATTCCAAGAATAGCAATACAATTTTTAATAAACATTGAATCTATTGGACCTTCTACAATAAAAACTGGTTTTTTAGAATCAATTTTATTGCAGCCATAACACAAAACTTCATTTTCATTGTATTTTAATGTGATATACTTAATAGGATTTTTCTTATTCAAAGATCTTCCTTGAAATCCTAGTATGTTTCCATCAGAATTTCTTACAGGAATTATAAGACGTTCTTCATCTCCTATATCAAGATCTGGTTTTACATTTCTAGCAAATTCACCAAAATCTTCAGCATAATACAAATCAGACCAATATTCTGTTGGTATTTTTCTGTTTTTCACATATATTTTACAATGATGAGAATCATCCAGATCATGTATTGATGGCAAATTAACTGCTGTACTTTTTCGAAAGATTGGTTTTTCAATTATAATCTCTGGTTTTTTATAATTTGAGTGACCATTTTCACCATTTTTCCATCTTTCAAGTGAATATTCCTTACATAAAATGGGAGACATACTTTCTAGAAAACGATACATTGTCGTGCCGTGACCGCAATTGTGGCAACGATAATACATATCATTTCCCTTTACAAAAAAGTATCCTCTAGCCTTTCTTTTATTTGAAGAGGAATCTCCACAAAACGGACAACGACAATTTGCTAGATTATCTTTCTTCCACTTGAATCTTTCAAGAGAAGAAGAAATCATATTCAAATACTTTTTATCGATTATAAGAGACATTCTTTTTTTGATTTCTAATCTTCTCTGGAGTTATCCAAATACGATTCCACCATGCTTCCCATTCTGAATATTCCTCTTCTCTAATTGTAGGAAGATCATCGTGACGTTGTTGATATGTTCTGGTATCATCTTCTTGCACTGTGAACTTATTCATGTATTGCTCCATCCTGTTGTTCTAAATTTTGATTTAATTTGTTTATTCATAGAAGGACTTTTAATTTCTTGATCGTCCTCCTCTTCTTCCTTATTGAAGTCTAATTGTTGCTTAGGGTCTACATCAAATAATTTCATCTTTGCATAATTTACTCCTACTACAAATCTCTTGTTCGAACTCTTAGAATTATAACGATTCTTCAGTTGCTTTACCATTAATTGATCAAGTTTTTCAAGATCCTCTGTAGATACCAAAGCGATCATGAAATCTGAAGTTTGTGGAAGACCGAAGGATTCTGCAGTATCAGTCATTTCAGGATCACTATTCTGAAATCCTGTTCTATTTGTTTGAGTTGCAGTCCAAACTGGTACATTCTTTTCTTTAGCAAGACCACGGATTTCTTCTGCAATTGCCTTGACCAGAGTAAATGAATTTACACTAGAAGATGCCTTGTATCTTGCAGAAGCACAAATATTCAAATAATCTATGAATATGATATCAGGGACAAACTTCTTCTTTAGATTTAATTCATCAAGAAGATGTCTAAAATGATTAGCATTAGCTTGACCGGTCGGATATTCCTTAATAATCAATTTCCCCTGAACACCTTTTGTTGAGTTGAATAACTTTTTCGCATATGCAGATTTAGGCAATTCGCGGATATCATCCATAGTCATATCCATGATGTTTGCATCAATTCTTTCCGCAATCAACTCTTCTGCCATCTCAAGAGTGATATAGAGAACATTTTTGTTCATTCGAAGACAGTGCGCAGCATGATGGCATAAAAACATGGATTTACCAACATTTGTTCCTGCCATGATAACATTCAAAGTCTTCTTTGGAGTTCCACCCTTCGTGATAGTATTCAAGTATTCAATATCAAATGGCAATTTCTCTTCAGGATTGTGGTAAAAATCATATCGTGCCTCTGCATCTTCCAAATAATCATGACCGATATGAGTATCAAAAGAAACACCCAGGGCTTCAGATAGAATTTGAGGAAGAGCATTTGGGCTTCTATTCTTATCCTTACCATCAATGATCTGAATAGAATCTATGATGGCATTGTATATTGCCTTATCCTTGCAGAATTTTTCTGATTCTTGTATAAGCCATTCTTCATCTTGCTTATTATCGGATGACAATTCTCCAATCAGTTCTACTGTTTTATCAAATTCAGACTGAGATAGAGTTTTATCTTCGCTTAAACGAACATCAATAACATCCTTGGTAGGGCATTTGTTAAATTCAATACAAAATGTTTGTATAACAGAAAATATCTTCTTTTGAATCTTGTCAGAAAAATATTCCTCCTTCAGAAACGGAATTACCCGTCTCATATAGGATTCGTTATAAAGAAGATTTTCTAGAATTAGTTTTTCTACACTAGATGTCATTCGTCACTCTCTTGAATAGGGTCGCTTGTATCGTTCATTGTACCGTACTTGAACTCTTTTGCAACAGCCTCTTCAAGAAGTTTCATGACTTCAGGAGTGTAATATTTCTGTGGATTCTCATTGATGTGCTTTTCAAACACAGTGGTTCCATCTGGCATTTCAATCTTTGTAGATACTTTCTTAAAAATACCATGCTTGAGAGCAATATCAAGAAGACCATAATATGAATCTAGACCACTATCGTACTTGAGAAGAACATCGACCATCTTGTTTTCTTTGGTAAATCTTCCCTTGGTTAGACGGCAGTGAATAATGTTTCCTACAACTTCATCTCCAACTTTTTCCTTTTTCTTGGAAAGGAAAACAATCATTGATGCAGCGTATTCAAGCCCAGATCCTCCACCCATCTTCTTCATAGGAACATATGCACCTACAACATCATAGGTGTGATTTGTCATGATAAGTGGGATATGCGCCATTCCCAACTTGATCGTGAGAACTCGGAATACTGACTTGATAACCTGGGCTCTTGTCATGTCGCGGACATTCTTGCCCTCAGAAGTATCGTTCATTTCCTTCTCGGTTGACAACATTCCAAGAGAATCTAAAACAATCATAAGTGGGTGTTGTTCTTTCTTCGGTAGAGCCAGATAAGAATCTACCATCGAAATAACTTGTTTTCTGAACTCTTCGACAGTAGTTACGGGGAACACACCGACTCTCTTTGGGTCAATTCCCCTTGACCTGAACATATCACTTGTAATGGCTTGCTCAGAATCGAAATATAGGACAAAACTATCTTTGCGAGTATCAAGAAACTTTTTTACAATACCCATACTAAAATAAGTTTTGCCCGTAGAAGTCTCTCCTGCTAATGCTATGATTTTGTTATCTGGAATTCCCCCATACACAGAACCAGATAGTAGAGCGTTGAATGTATGACTTCCAGTATCAACATAATCTCTTACATCACTAAATTCCAATCCATCATCCACAGACGAAGCATACTCATTTCCTGATGCTTTTATGATATTATTCAGAAAATTCATTATTATTCCTTTCTGGAACACTCACAAAAATAGACATTACAAATACTACAGATACTAAAAAGTAAAAAATTGCAAATACATAATCACTTATTGTTTCACTCATGCGAATAAACTTTCTAAACTTGATTTTTCTTCGTGGTTCCAACCAATAACATTAAGAATTGAAGATAGGGGTTCGATAAAACTTTTCTCAAATTGAACTTTATAGTCCACGTAACTATGTAGTTCAAGTTCCTTTGGAAGAACCCCAGAAAAAGAAATTACATGTTCGTTGATCGTATTTGGTAATTTTAAATATATAAATTTAACTTTTTCACCATCCTTAATCAATGAATACTTCTTAGTGAGATCTTTCTCTTTGATAAAATGATTATAAAGTAAAGCGCCCTTCACTGCGATTGGAGTAGATTTTCTATAAATGTTTGAAGCATCTGAATATTCTTTCAGAGAATTACAACTTCTTGGGAATGCAATATCTTCAGGAGTAGATTCATTAAATTCATTCTTAAAAGAATCAATAAAAGAAATTAAAGTTGATTCGTCCTTATTCAAAATAATATGAATGGCTTTCTTTAAAGCCTCACGAACAATTAATGGAGTAGACGATCTTGCTGTTTCTATACCCATTATTTTGATATCGGGCTCACTAAGAATAACATTATCTTCGCCCATGTATACATTCAACATATATCTCTTCTTGGCGGTGAAGATTCCCTTATCAGAAATAGACTCTCTCTTCATATTCATCTTCTGATCGTATGCATTCATCATTTTTGCCAACTGCTGATATTTCTTTTCGATGAATGGATTTATGACATCATTACATGCTTTATCAATCTTCTGGACAATTGTTTTTCTGTCTCCCTTGATGTGTTTTGCAATATTATCTAAACAGAGATAGACTGAATCTGTATCTGCAGCCAGAATGTAATCAATATCCTTGGTTTTTGCAATATCATTCAAAAATACATTTAATTGCTTCTCAATCCAACGAATAGAAAGTTGCCCAGATATAGTGATTGCCTCTGCCAATTCAAGATCATAAAACCGGAAATATTCATTTCCGATTCCACCAAAGGCAGAATTCAACTGAATCTTTCTTACAAGTTGGAAATTATAGTATTTGGATATGTCAAGTTCAAGTTTTTCTTTGTCTCTGAAAGATAGAGTATCCTTTTCCTCCTTAAGACGCTTCTTACATTCCAACATCTTTTTCTTGTACATCTTTCGCTCTTCATACATTCTTTCCATGAGTGCAGGAAGAAATCCTTGTTTGTCTCTGTGAAATGTAATTCCATTTGCTGCGATAGATTGATTATTTTCCTTTACTGAATTTAAAATTGCAAATGCCTCTGGACTATCAGACAAAATCATGTCTGGAGATAGTAGATTTCTCTTACCAAATAATGTTTTAGTCTCCGGAGAAATATTATACTGCATTATGAGATGAGGATATAGAGAGTCCAAGTCAAACGAGACTATCCAGTTGTGCATTCCTACTTGGGGTTCTTTGACATATGCACCCTGAAATTGATCTTCCTTTTCCTTGAATTCCTTCATCGGAATCACAATGTTTTTCTCATTCAAATGATGATAAATGATAGAATCCCAAGTCTTTACTTGAGAGAAAACATCATTAAAATTGACCTTTGCACTATACGCAAGTGCAACAGCCAATTCAAGTAACTTTAACTTGTCTTCCAACTTAACTACAAGCAAAACGTCCTTGACATTGTATTGAATGAACTTCTGGAAATCTCTAGTATAGAGATCCTGTATACCATCAAATCCTTCAAATGTTTCTTTTCTTTCATTTAATTCAACAAATGCAATATGATCTAATTTGTAAGATTCTCTGTTGACAAATGTAAATTTTCGATACAAATCAAAATAATCTAGAGATGCTATGCCAACAAGATCATAGCAAATCTGATCTCTATTCATAATTCGCACAATACGAGATTTTACAGATGACCAAGGCGATAATCCTTTAGATTCTCCCTCCCCAAGAAGTTTTTCAATTCTGTGAATAAGATATGGAATATCAAAAAACTGAATGTTCCATCCAGTTACGATATCAAAATCCTGCTGCTTCCAAAATGCAATAAAGTCAGAAAGCATGGCATTCTCATCATCATACTCAAAACATGTATGATTTTTATGCAATGGCTTGAAAGATCCCAACCCAAACGTATAGAAATGCTCTTGGTTGTCTTTTATTGTTCTGACGGTAATTACATTTATTTCTTGATTAGCATCTGCAACTGAAGGAAATCCATCCTCACATTTAGTCTCAATGTCAAGATATGCAATTTTTAAAATTGAAGCGTCATATTCAATTTCATTTGGAAACCCATCTGCTATAAATTGTGCTGAATAGTTATCATTTCCATAAATTTTAAAGTTATCAATTTGTGAATATTGATCTATGAATTCTCTGCATTCATTTATGGAACCTGGTTGAAATGGTTCTACAAATTTACCGTCTAAAGTCAAATATTCTGTTTGATTTTGTGTAGGAACATAGAATGTTGGACGAAAGCGAATCTCTTTCTTGATTCTCTTCCAGTTACCATTCTGCAATGAATAACCCCTGTAGAGGACTTTTTCACCTCTTACAGAAATATGTGAATAAAATTCAGTCATTCTTTAGATCGTTCATTAGGGCTTCATCAATTGTTAATGACATCTTATTAAGATGCTTCTCAATAAGAAGAACCTTACTATTGTTCTGATTTTTATTATTTTCCTTATCCTTTCGATAAGCATAAATCAAAACAGCGTAATTAACAATATCTACAATTGTATCCTCAAAACTCTCATCCTTCACATGAAGAGTTTCAGACTCAAAAAAGGAACTCAATCGTGAAAGCTTGTCTGTCATGCGAACAAGCATTCCTTTTTCTGTTGAGCAAATACCCATGGATTCTACTCTTGTAAAATTTGCAAATGGCTCTAGACCATCATTCCCTGCATAATCACGATTTTTCTTATCCATCAGATCTCTAGCCCGTTGGCAAACTTCACCATGCATATTCAAAAGTTCATCACGTTTCATATTATTCTCCAGTTGAGCCAAATCCTCCGACACGATCGGTTTTTATGGCAGGTACAGTATACCTCTCTTCTATTGAATAGTCAAGAGATTTCACCAACTCTCCTTGGCAAATTCTATCGCCATGTTTAAACATGTAATCATTTGTTCCAAAATTAGTTATGATTGCTTTTATTTCATGAACATAATCAGAATCGATTATGCCTTCAGCATTTGTAAATCCTATGCCATGCTTTAATGCAAGTCCTGAGCGTGGATGAAGTCTTACAGAGTAACCGGTTGGAATATCAAAAATTAATCCTGTTGGAATTGCAACTCGTTCTCCTGGTTGGAGAGTTAGATTTTCTTCTTCACCGGAAAAAGAGTGAACCCTTTCATAATTACCATATACTTTTATATTACTTGCATGTCTTAGACATGCATATATGTCAAAACATGCAGATTCTTTTGTAGCAAATGTTGGAATTATTGCAAATGAACTACAACGATATATTTTTAGCATTATAAAGATCCTTTCACGAAAGTATATAGCAGACTATGCGTAACTGAATGACATGAAATACGTGCTTGCGGCTATTCTTACTATTTCTATTCTGATTCCTACTCCTGTAATACCTGTTCCAGTTGGTGACCAAGTACTTCCATTTATTATTCCAACACCATTTGCAGTTGCAAATGTCAATTTCCTAGTTGTGTTCATTAATATTGTTAATCTATAACCAGCACTAAAATCTGCATTGATTGTGTAAGTTGCTGCTTGTGTAGCTTCATGTACTATCACAGTTCCATTATCTGACTCTTGAAGAGTATAAGTTGTAGATGTTCTGACAGTTATAGTTGGAGCAGAAACTGTTCCTGTTGCACCAGTTGCTCCAATAGAACCAGAAGATCCTGCTGGACCAGTAGCACCAGTGGTTCCTTGAAGACCAGTAGCACCTGTTGCTCCTAAACCAGTGGCACCAGTTGTTCCTTGAACACCTTGAGATCCTGTAGCACCAGTAGATCCCCTATCTCCAGTTCTACTAAACAATAAAACATATTCAGAACTATTAGTTGGCTGTGTATTACCAGAAATATGAGTTACATTTATATCAACATAACCTTCTAGAGAATTATTTGTTAATCCTGTTATAGCAAATATATTAACAAAACTAGTTGTACTAGAAGATGATAAAACAGTTAAATATCCCTTTATTGTTGAATTTGAGTCATCCCAAGTATTTAAATATGCTGATATGTCTAAAGAATTTATAGTACTATGAGATACAGTTACTAAAGTTGTAGTAGATGGTGTGTTGTTATCATAAAGAAAAGAACCAGAAGATATAAGAGTAGTACTGAATTGATAAAGAGGACCACCTAATTTACCTTGAATACCTGTGGCACCTGTAGTTCCTTGTATACCAGTAGCACCTGTGGCACCTGTGGTTCCTTGAACACCTTGAGATCCTGTAGCACCTGTTGTTCCTTGAACACCCTGAGAACCAGTGGCACCAGTAGCACCTGTTGTTCCTTG